AATTTATAACAGCAGCACTATTATTGAGGGTGGATGGTTCGAATATGGTGGGGAAGAGGAGGATTAAGAAAAAAGACTTGACAAAATATCCAACGGGATTTCAGTGTCCAGTGTTGCGTTATCAAGTGTCTAGGAAGTCAGGATTAGCGGTGAAGATAAGTGAGAAGAATTATACAGAGGAAGGACATGCGCGTTTTGCGGAGTTATTTGGGTCAGATGGAAGAAAGAATGTGGTGGAGGAAGTAGTGGAGGAAAAGGTGGAGGAAGTAGTGGAGGAAGTAGTGGAGGAAGTAGTGGAGGAAGATGTGGAGGAAGTAGTGGAGGAAAAGGTGGAGGAAGTAGTGGAGGAAGTAGTGGAGGAAGTAGTGGAGGAAGATGTGGAGGAAGTAGTGGAGGAAAAGGTGGAGGAAGTAGTGGAGGAAAAGCCAGTTAATGAATCCAACCATGATTCCGGGAATGATCAAGTATTGAGTGATATAGAATTATCGGAACTAGATGAAGAAGATTATGAGGATGAACAAGATGAAGCAGAGTCGTTTGATGTGACCTTGAATGCGTTTGCGGATGAGGATACAGGATATTATAAAACCAAGGACGACGATTTTATATATAATCAAGATGGTGATTGTGTAGGTGAAATGATGGATGGAGAATTTGTACAAGGAGAATATTTATAAATAAATAATAAGGAGGGAATAATACGAAGAGGGGTCTTGTATTTTTTAATCATCATCCATAGAAGAATAAAATGATACCGGTTTTCCAGAGTGCGCCCGGTTTTCCAGTGTAATGATTAGAGGTATATTGGCGAATGCCTTGTTTTACCTGGTATTATCTGGGAAATGATAACAGGAAAATAGCTAGATGACACCCTACCATTATCTGGGCATTATAATTTTTTGAATAAAAGTAGGTAAACCAGTTTTACTATCAATAGATGCTAGATGTTTTGGATTGTTTGTACTATTATTTTTTTTAGTTTTATTAGAATTATCGCCAGGTGGTTTGATGGAACCATGGATTGTTACAATTAGTAAAATAATGATAGAGGATATGGCAATGGTATATTTATACTCAATAAAGTCCATTATACATATATTCAAAGAAAAAATATTTTTTTTCTGTTTTTTGCAAAAAATTGATTCGAAAAAATATTTTTTATTATTAAGTATTCAACAATCAATTAACAAGTTATACAATATGTCAGCAAAACAAACTTCAACATCTAAGTTAACGCGTGAGCAAATCCGCGAACAAAATTCGGACCCCAATCACGGAGTCTCTCTATGTATCCCCAGGGTATTTTCAAACATTACTTATCGTCAAATCTTTAAGGTCATGTGTGATGCTCGCCTAGGGTTCGTAGAGCGTGTGGACGTTATCCGCACAAAAGACCACAAGCGAGCCTATATTCACTTTAAGGCAGGAGGGTGGAATATGCGAGATAAGTTTGCCAGAGAAACCTTAACCGCACTACAGGAAGGCGACCACCTGGAGATGCTTTATGAAGAGGGTAAGCCATGGTTTTGGAAGGTAGTGATAAGCGATAGTGTGCGCCCTACCGAAGCACCTAAGATGAAGCCGCGACCAAACATCACTAGAGTAGGTCGTAAGAAAACCTTGGACTTGGGAGATGATCCTATTACTTCAAGGGTGCGCGAGCATAATAAAGGGGTAGATATTAAAGCCGAAGTATCTAGGGAGTTGACGGGACTTAAAAAAGAGACCCCTCCACCTGAAGCAAATAACCAATTTGCATCACTATCCACCCTATAATTTATTTACACCTGTCACGCGGCGTAGTCCTAGGTAAGACTTTAAACTGCCTATATCGTATAATAGCAGGTGGGTAGCTCCCACCCCTAGCACCAACCGAAGGTGTGGCACCGCACACGGTGTCCGAATAAGTCGCGGTTGAAAAAATGACAAGGGTGCGATATGGAGAATAGGCGATGAGCAATAATAGAAGATTCCAGGGGGAATTGGTCTGTGTAAATGGGGATTATGGGAGTCAAGATGTTAATCACAGTAATATGCGATGGTTGGGGCATATTACACAGGAGAATAATTAATTGCAATATTAATAGAGAAATTAAATTTTCTAATAGCCATAGCAGGTGTGAGTAGTCCTAATTGCGGGGACAAAGTTGAGGTTCAATTCCTCTTTATGGCATACTCTTTGGGGGTGAGGGTTCATCCTCCATTATATATTTTAAACAACGTAGTAGAATTGGTATATAATGGCTCAATAAGCGGGTGGTATTGGAAAGAAATTCCCAAACCGTTGAGAGTAAGAAAAATACAAAATCGTAAAACCAATGCAATCAAAACGGAGATAGAGGTAGTGAGTATTTTTTAATGTATATATGTGTATTATACTGTATATGAAGTGCTACCGGTTTTCCAGACTGCGCCCGGTTTTCCAGTGTAATGGATAGGACCTTGTTTGGCGGATGCCTTGTTTTGCCTGGGGATGGATTGGGGATAGCGGGGGATAGCACTAGATGACACCCTACCATATATGACAGGACACAGCACTAGATGACACTCAAAGAGGACACTTCTCCTGACCGCCAGGATGGTGGCAGACGCAGAAAGAGCAAAAAAAGAAAGAAATCGCGTAGAAAATCAAAGAGAAAGAAATCGCGTAAAAAGAGAAAAAGATCTCGCCGTAGAAAACGTCGTCGTTAAAATATTTAGTAATATTTAATTTTATCTAATTATATATTATATGCCAAAACTTAGATCACGTAGAACGCGTAGAAAACAACAAAAAGGGAGTGGTGGGAAAATGAAAAATAAGGGTGAAAAAGAATTCTTCCAAAGAATGGTAGGTCGGGATGATGGCACTTCTGCGGCCGTTATTGTCACCAACGATGAACTGGCTAGGATTCGGGATGATGGGATTACGGAGAGAGAGAGAAACCATTTGATAAACGTAGGAAGCGATAGACTACTAGACTATAAAGATAAAGGTAATATCGAGTTCGAGTTCAAGGAGGTCAAGATTGATCCTAAATGGCTTTCTCGAAAAAGAAAAGAAGAAGAAGAAGCATACGAGAGAGCAGTTGCTACAAGCGAAAAAAAGAAAAAAAAAAGAGAAGAAGAAGAGAAAGCGCGCTATCAACGATGGAAAAAAGCGCCACAAGAAGTGGGTGCCCATTCTTCCGCCTATCGAGATTGGATTGAAAGTAAAAATATAGGTGGTGGAAATAAAAGAAGAAGAACGCGTAAGAAACGAAGAAAGTCACGTAAGAAGAGAAGAAAATCGCGTAAAAAGAGAAAAAGATCTCGCCGTAGAAAACGTCGTCGTTAAAATATTTAGTAATATTTAATTTTATCTAATTATATATTATTTACTTAACAATCATCACCCAAAATTCTCATCACATAATGTTCATCTTTTTCACATATTTCTTTATTATTAAAAAACGCAAAATAATGCAATGCTTCGTGTAGAATAGTTCCAACTAATTCGGCGTAATCTATTTTATTTTTACAAATCCAAATCCCTGTTTCATCGCTTTCTCCATAACAATAATCATTTGGTGGACACAATTTTGTTGAATGAATGCGTTTGTAAGCTAAGTCGTAATTATATGTAATTTTGATAGATTTATCCTTGTATCTTTTTGCTAAAAAAGTAAAGGCATTTTCAATTTTTTTTCGTTCGTATGTTAATATATCTATTACTATTTTTTTGGCACGAGTTAATATTTTATTTGAAACAATTGGTCCTGAGTTATATTTATATTCAGGAAATACTCGTTTATTATTCCATTTTAAATACACGCCTTTTACTGAGTTTATTTCCTTTAAATATGCCATATTTTAGATATAAATATATATATATATTTAACTTGATACCGTATATGATTTTATAGATACTTATTATTGCGTACCTTTAACGTCTATCCCCATTTACTTCAAAAGACAATCGGTTATCTTTATCGAAATAGTAAATAATGCAATGGATATAACAAAGCAATAAATATTACCCATAATATACCCCCAATTATAGATCCATTAATAAAATTAAAACCATTTTGCTTTTCTTTTTTTACATAAATACTATAAAAATATAGATAATAGGCTGCCAATGGCATTGAACCATACAATAACCCACTGACATATCCTCCGTAATGTTTGCTGAGAAAACCGCACATAGCAATCAATATCCACCTGCGAGAAAATTAATTATTAAATCTTTATCCATTATATTATTATCATAAAAAAATTGAATATTTTTCTGATATAATTATATTATTTAAAACATGACTATCAACCGATATGCTTCATTGAACTCAGATGAAGAAAATATCTGTCAAGATTCGCGTAAAAGTATCAAACAATTATTAAAAAAATTAAAATACGCAAATGAGGAGTATTTTTGTACGTTATCGCCAGAACTCAAAGAAAAAATAGAAAATATTAAATTAAATATAATAATGCTTCGTGGTATAAAATCAAAATATGTTAATAAAAATTTCGTCACTTATGAAATGAGAAAGAAAAAAGAAGATAAAATGAATAAAGAAAAAATAAAAAAAGAAAAAAAGAAACAAGAAAGAGAAAAAAAAAGGGAAAGAAATAGAATTAAAAAAGAAAAAGAAAAACTTAGAGCAAAAGCTGAAAGGGAAAGCCGTAGAGAACAAAGAGAAAAAGCTGAAAGAGAAGAAAGAGAAAAAGCTGAAAGAGAAGAAAGAGAAAAAGCTGAAAAAGAAGAAAGAGAAAAAGCTGAAAAAGAAGAAAGAGAAAAAGCTGAAAAAGAAAAAGTTTCCCCACAAGAATTAAAGAAAAAAGTAAGTAGTATATTTAAAATAATAATCCCTCAAGATATCTGTATATTTATAGAAGAACCTTCGAAAAAATATTTCAAAAAGTTATCAATAAAATATCACCCAGATAAAGGTGGTGATACTCAATTAATGAAAATAGTAAATTATATATGGGACAAGTATAAATAAGATTGTTTATTAAAAAATTGAATATTTTTTTATAATATAATCTATATTAATTAAACATGGGAATTGAAACAAAATACGATTACAAATACTATACTGTTATTAATACTGAAGAATGGCGAAGAGGTAATGAAGATATATGGGACCGTGATGATGAAGGATTTACTTGGCAAAAAGCTATTGATTTTATTAATTATAAATTTAAAAATAGTGAAGACCAATCTGTAAATAACTATAGAGTTGATTATGCAGGGTATGAACAAGATATAAAAGATTGGATACGAATACACGAAAGAAATAAGGAGCGTCCTGTATTCGTTCAATTTCAAGATAATCAACCAATTAAAACTATGGGCGAAGGTACGATGTTTGTATTGTATGAAGAAGACTATGGGGAAGATGAAGAAGATTGCTTCCATATTTACCCTACTAGTCCTGAACATCTTGATGGCTTGGCTGGTGCTGGTGGTCGCTTATAATAATTATTTAAATAACTTAAAACAAACCCCATAAAAATAGTATAATGAAATCTCAAAAAACATCTACCTGTACAAAAGTTATGTCATTTATTGGCATCTTTTTTTTACTAGCACCTTTACAACTTATCACGGCTAAACCTTATAGATATTATCATACAAGAAGCCAACAACCTGTCCAACAAAATCTCAAACCAGTTTATACACAACAACAAATAGATAATGCGTGGATTAAAGTTCCATGGACACACGGAGGACATTATTGGCACAATACATTGACACGTGATGATCAAGATAATACACCATCATGTTTACTTAGCAGATGACTTCTGAAGATGACTTCTTCCTATATTAAATTGAACAATCATTTAAAAGTTAAATTATAATATATTTTAATAAGGTATATTATGAATGATTTTTTGGTAGGTTCTATATCAGGTATTGCGCAAACAATATCAGGACATGGATTTGATACACTAAAAGTGAGAAAACAAATCAATATACCATTGAATTTTAATTTTACACATTTATATCGTGGTATTGCATTTCCTATTTTATCAAACGCAATGATTATAGGATCACAATTTTATTGTTATCATAACTATTCATCTCTATTATCCGGGGTGGTTTCTGGATTAATGGTAGGACCTATCGACTATTTCAAAATTCAAAAACAAATCAACAAAAATTATAAATATAAATTACAAAAACCGTTGGGTATAAACATAACTATATTGCGTGAATGTATTGCGATACCAATATACTTCAATACATATTATTATTTAAAAGAAAAAACAGATAATAGTTTTCTGTCAGGAGGAACGGCTGGTGTTTTATCCTGGCTAATTCCATATCCAATTGATACAATTAAAACAAGAATACAAACTGGTTGTACACTTAAAGAAAGTATATCAAAAAAACAATTCATGAAAGGATTGCCTCTATGTTTAACCAGAGGTTTTATTGTGAATGCCGTGGGATTTTATTGCGTCAATGCTTTTAATAATAGTTAGGCAGCCAATATTGATTATTATTTACACTAGTATGATGTTCTTTTTTATTGCATTTAGCATAACCTGTCAATAACCTAGTTTTAAGAACTAAAAATTAGGCACTAAAGTATTTGAAAATAATATAAATACAGCAAACTATTTATATTATAAGAATGAATAAGTATTTGTTAATATTTTTGACAGTATTGCCTGTAGTATTGTGTGAACCAGTAGAAAAAATCCCGTGTACCTATCCAGAATCAAGAGCAATATGTGTTTGTCCTGGCGATTGTTTAACACAATACAATAATAATTCATATTGTAAATTAAAAGAATGTTACAAATGGGATAATAAATGTATATCTACAGGTGAAAGTTATTATACTACTTTAATATTTAATGTGTTGCCTCCGACAGCTATAATAGGTATAGGAGATTTAATAATGAAACGATTGGATTTATTTGCGATTTCGTTAAGCACATCATTGGGTGGTTGTATATTCATGTTATGTAGTAGTTGTTGTTGCGGATATTATACAGCAAAAAAGAATGATCGCCACGAAGGAGAATTAGTAGAGAAGGTATCAAGATGTTATGTAAAATATGGAGGTATAACATGGTTATTGATTATGGTATTTTGGTGGGGATATCGTATATATTTTATTGCAACAAATCAATGGTTGGATGGTAATGGTTGTAAATTAAGTAAATAATTTAGATACAGAAATAGATGATCATGACCCATTAACACCAAACACGGTTGAAGTATAAATAAGTTGAAACAATTTAAAACTAAAAAATTTTTTAATGTATAATGTCATTTGTAAGAATAGTAAATAATTATGGACGTTTGTATAAATTAGGTAAAAAAATAATAAAACATAAACAAAATATAAACCATATACCAAGAAATAAGTTGAATAGTGCTTTTGAAAAACAAGAAGTAAATATAGAAAAATTTGAAAAATTAACCAAAAGATCTCACAATAACTGGAAGAAAAACAAAACATCAATTAATGAATTTTGGACGGGATATTAGAATATTAAGCAAAATAAAAATTTTTTTCTAATATTAAATCATATAGATGTCAGACAAAAAAAAAATAAATCCTGAAGAAATGAAGCGTTCGTGGCATAGCCAACAGGAAGATATACTTAAAGATTGGAGTGAACAGGCGGGTTGCTATAGATGGATGCACGAGCGTGCTTATCAAAATTACAATAAAAAAAATATGCGATATGCAATACCAGTTATTATAATATCCACGGTTACGGGAACGGCGAACTTTGCTCAGGGTTCTTTTCCAGAAGGAGCTAAGACGTGGGCACCTTTATTGATAGGAACGTTGAATTTAGCAGCTGGTCTTATTACGACTATATCGCAATTTTTACGTGTATCGGAACTTTTAGAAGGTCATAGAGCAGCAAGTATAGCATATTCAAAATTAAGTAGAAATATAGCAGTAGAGCTATCATTGCCGGCGGATGAAAGAACAATGTCTGGTATTGAATACATAAAACAATGTAGAGGTGATATAGATAGATTAATAGAGCAGAGTCCAGCAGTTCCACCAGAAATATTAAAAGCATTCAGTTCATCAATATTAAATGTAAGTAAAAAAAATCCAATGGGTATAACTCCAGCTTTTTCAGTTCCTGCTATATTAAAATTAGAACCAATCGATGTTTTTAGAACAGAAAAAGATGAAGAAGAAAGAATGGTAAAATTATTAAAAGCACAAGACGATGAGAAGAAATACAAGGAACAAATTTTAAAAGAAGAACAGGATAAGATTAGTAAAGCAATAGAAGATCATGAAAAGAAAAGAAATAGTATAATAGGTGAATATGATTTAGAAAATAAACTAAAAATATTGGAACAACAAACCCAATATGAAAAAAATATGGAAGAAAAAAAGAAAAATATGACATTGAAATCATTAACAAAAAAAATGACCAAATTCAATAAAATTCTAATAGATGATTCGTCATCGGATGATAATGAAGACCCGTTAGAAGAAAATGTAAAAATAACCATTCACGACCAAACTATTCCAGAAAGAGAACCACAACCACAACCAACAGAAAATATTATAACTGAAACAGTAGATAATATCATCACAGATATATCAAATAATAGCAATTAATTTTATACTTCAGCTTCTTGTGATTCTTCGTTATCGCTATCACGACCATCACTATCACATTTTTCATCATCATAATTTTCAAGACTATATTGTTTCCTTCCAGACACATAAGATAATTTATTACATAAATAGCCTAGGGGATTTTTGACATTCTCATAAACATTTTCAACAAAATCAATATGTTCGCCCATTTTATCACAATTTTCTTTGATATCTTTTTCAAAAAAACAGATAATACGATCTAATTTTTCATCAATTCGTTCAAATTTTTCGGCTAAATCAATAATTTTATTTTCCAAATTAGAGATACGTTTATTATTGATATAATTTTTAGTATAAATTATGTTGTTATCAGACATATAATTTATACTCAAATAAATAAATAGAAAATATAACACATCCAAATTAAAACAATACTTCGCATAATCCATAGTAGGATATTATTATTCATAACAGTCTTATGAACAATATTATTATAAGGTATAAAATGAATAATAAATGTAGAAACGACAAATAGTATACTTCTAAAAATCCATTCAATATTTTTTTCATATACTAAAAAATTCAAGAATCCAGTGAAAATAATTTTAGGTATTAGGTCTCCTTTCATCATACCAATAATAGAAGCTAAAATCAGAGTATCATAGCTAATTTTTTGCTGTAAAACAATCAATAATAAAAAAGGAATCATTACATTTATAGTACCATACATACTCCATTCTTCTTTATCAAAAAATTTTAATTTTAATTCCATGCTTATATATATAGAATGGAAAATTTAAGTATAAAAAAAATAATTTTACTAGTGGGTGTTATAATGTTAACAACGATGTATTTTTTTTCAGGAATAAACAAGATACAAAATTTTTCTGCAACAGCTTCGGGATTAAGTAAAAAACCAATATTCAAGATGTTACCTGAACTATTTTCAAAATTATCTTTATTGGGTGTAATAGTATTGGAATTATTGGCACCAATACTAATTATCCTGGCGATATTTAATACCGACTTAAAATTTTTAGCAAGTTTATCAGCAATAGGATTAGGAATATTTACTTTATTTGCAACATTATTATATCATTTTCCACCAAACGGAGTGGAATTTTATTTCTTCATGAAAAACATAACAATAATTGGTGGATTTATTGTATTGGCTTTATTCTTTGATAATTGATTTATTTTCTAATATGGGGGTAATTTTCTTTAAACCAACTATATGTTTTCTCCAATCCCTTATCGATTGGTGTAAACTGAAAATCAGGATAAAAAGATTTAAATTTGGCATTGGTAACCGTTTTTTTCATACAACCATCGCTTTTTGTAGTATCCCAATGTATTGCGTCATTATCAATGCCGATATAAAAAGCAATCATATCAACAATATTCTTTATTGTATATTCTTGATCATTACAACAAATAAGAGGGGTGGTTACATTATAGTGATCCCCCAATAAAACATCAAGAATTATCCTGGCGAAATCTTCAACATATAAAAATTGTCTTAATGGTTTACCGGTTCCATAAGCAATTAATTCATTCCCCAATAATAATTCTCTATGAAATCTATGCATAATCATAGGAATAAAATGACCATTTTTTAAATTAAAGTAATCGTGTTTTCCATATAAATTCACTGGAATAAGACAAATATATTCTCTATTAAATGCTTTGTTATAGTGAGAGCATTGTTTTTCCAACATCCGTTTAGCATAAGCATATCCTTCATTGGAAATATGCGGAGGTGATTCGTGTATCATAGTTTCGTCCATAGGAAAACGACTTGGGTTATTAGGATAAATACACGACGATAAACAAAAAATACCTCTGTTGATGTTGTATTTATTGCACACAGTTAATACATTCATATTTATTAAAATATTATCGTTAAACATTTCAATATTCCCATTCATATTTTTATATAAACCACCTACATTGGCGGCTAAATGAATAATATAATCAAATTGATTACGTTTGAAATAATCATCAACATCTTTCAATACAGTTAAATCCAAACCTTTTCCATAATTATTATCTGCATTACTTTTCGATACATAATAAAACGTATGATAGTCTATCATATCCGAAAAAATTTTAATTGCATTGCCAACTAAACCAGTTCCACCAGTTACACAAATTTTCATATAAATAAATATATCAATATCTATTTATATAATTATAATTGTTGATATCTATTTCCATCGCGATCTCTTATATATAATGTTTTACTAGCTATATTAAAATAATATTCATATATACCGATAAACCCCCATAACCCATAATAAACGCTTAAAAATATGGTAAAATAACCCATATATAATAATAAAATATTAAAACCAATGACAAACGGAAAAGTACATTGCGTAAACAATCGCATTCAACACGCCTTCTGGACGACTGGGGATATCACCACCAATATAATGACCAATACCTTCTTGAAATCCTAATGCTAAAAAAGAAGTAATAAAACCTTTTTTAAACAACCACCATCGTAGACTAGAAGGGTCGTGTATTTTATATTCATTAATTGCGTATTTTAAAGGAAGATAATAAAATATTAAATACATTAAAAAAACTCTTTTATCAATTCGGAAATAATGACCGGCATAAAGAGTATATAAATTATACGCTAGCATTTTTGATTGGTTATAATTAAGACCTAATAAGGTTGGGATCCATTGTAATATTCCAAAAATAGTAAAAGGCATACCCATAGTATGAATTCGTGCGTTCCACGGGGATAAATGAGCTTCGGCGTAATAATCAACTCCGGTTTGTCCAACATGAATATACGGTTTAAGCAAATCGTATGAATAATAACCTAAAATACTTGAACAAATATATGGTGTATATGGAACAATTTCAGTAAATTTTTCTATTATGTTATTAGAATTATCTGTTTTCTTAGACATTTATATATAAATTACTATTCTTTTTAAATAAATTTAGAATATTGATATAATTATATAATTATTTTTGTAGAAATATTTTTTTGAAAAATTTATAAAAAATTGAATTAAAAAAATATTTTTTGTATAGAATAAATAACAACACACAGCATATAATAAAATGCCAAGAACAAAGTATCAACAACCTACCGAGGTTAACATACCAACCGTAACTGCCTCTACGCGAGGAGAAGACGCCCTTAAAATTTTAAGGAAATTTGGTGTAGTAATAATACCATTAAATACTATTACTACGGCAGAAAGAGACGCGGCATTAAAAGCTACTCAGCTATACAGCAACGCTAACCGGGTCTTTAAAAAAAGCGAAAATGTAGTAGAGCCTACTATGGAGATGAAAAAGGATCCTAGAAAATTTAAGGCGCCAAAAGTTCCAGACGCTACACAGGGTATGATACACCAATACGCAACGCCCTTAAATATCTTAATTCAAAATGACGATACATTCAGAGAAGCAATGGTAAAGCTATATCAAACAGAAGACGGTAAGGAATGGTCTGGTAATTACGCACCAAATAGATTAAGGATGAACAATAAAAATCGCTACAATGACAATAGCCTGCACATAGAAGGCAAGGAGATATTTTTGAAAGATGAGAAAACGGGCGAAATAATCCTATCACCACACGGCGAGAAGGCGACAATAGTAGGCGTCGCAGGATTAAGAAAATTCGTATTCTGGGATATGAACGGAGCAAATTTAAAGCCGCTATACGATTACTGGGTTAACGCCGGACGTAAACATTGGACTAAGCCTGAACCAGCATTCATGAACCAGCACTATAGTGGTAGACGTAGGGTTGTAACAGTAGATTGTAATACTCACCCTATGCTAATAGTATGGGACGAGCATACCCCACATGAAATAGCGGATAGCCCATCATTATCTGCATTTATCAGCCCTATCACTAATTTTAACACTACTAAAATTAGTAAGGTAATGTCCTATCATCCAGATGAATACTTAGGGTTAACAAAGCATGAGAGCGACTTACTAGGTATGTGCTATGGTCTACCTGGTTACGAATGGCCGTCAGGAAAAATGGCCTATCAGTTTTGCCATACTAGAACATACGGTCATTATTTACCACGCATACAGCAGCGCTATAAAATACAATCACGATCTGGAAAACAAACATTTAAGATGAAATTACCATTAGGTGGAAAATTCGACCAACATACGGTGGAATATCAAGCCAAATTAAAAGACATAGGAATAGTATTGCCAAAAGTTGCTTTTGCTAAAACGACTCCAAATTTCACTACTGATATTACAAAATTTCCGAAAAGAGTATTAATAGATTACGGTTATATTTCCCTATTAAAAACAGATGAGGAAACAGTGGCCGAAGCACTATTAGAATTATCACAAAAAAATCAAAACAAAAAATTTATTTCAATAGGTCATCATCATTAATTTACCCACATTGTCTAACCCTCTGTATATAAACTTTTACTAACCCAATATTCTTTCCACCCTTTTTCTAGGTAAATAGGACGGTTGTGTCCTGACAAAATTTTTTGTTTGCATTCTTCAGCATGGCGTATCATTTGATAACTAGAAGCTAAAAAACCTTTATTACAATGAAAACAAGTTCGTACAACAGGCATTACAATATGTTAAAAAATAATATTTAAATAAACTTTGAATATTATTTATTAATTCGTGATAAATGCATTCGATATAAACTCTGCCACCATATTATTCCTTTTTGATATTTTTTATAATAATTTTCCAATAAAAAAGGCAACGAATTATGTAAATTTGTATGTCTATCAACAAAATCATCCCAATTTTCGTCACTCATATCATTATTACATTGTTTACAAATAGGATGTAAATTATTCAATTCGGCAAGACCGCCATTATTATGAGAAATTATATGTCCTGCTTGCCATGTATTATGAACACCACCACACAACATTATTTCATTTTTATAACAACAAAAACATTTTGCCATAGCTTTATTTCCCACATATTTTAACCATACATCTCGTTTTAATGTTCCGCTTATATTTTTTCTTTTAATTTTTTCTTTTAATTTTCCAGGGTGCTTCATATAAAAAATAAAAAATAATATTTAAATCAACTTTGAATATTATTTTTATTTTTTTTATTATATAGGGTCATGTCCGAAACCATGATGAATAATTAAATTTTCTTTTTGTTCTGCTAATTCGCGTAATAAATTCCATGTTTGCCATTCTATCTCAGGAGCGTCTTCACTTTCTGGTGAAAATGTAATGCTTTCTAGGGTATTATTCTCTACCATTCCATGATATAAATACATAGCGCCTTTATTTCCAATATAATTATCATATAAATCTAGGCTTTTCAATGTTGTGTTGTGTTTTAAAAGCCAACCAATAGCTCTAGCTCCGTCATCACCAGCCTTACAATATCTTAATTGTAAATCTTTTAGAGATTTATTATTTTTTAACCCTATAGCTAATTTAGTCACACCAACACCAGTTATTCGACCCAACGATAAGTCCAAATATTCTAGTGTAGAATTATATTGTAACATTTTAGCCATAGCATTGGCAATTTTATCGGCATCGTCTCCAAAACCGTTCTCATTACATCCAAGAGACAAACTTGTAAGGGATTTATTTATTTTCAATGATTTTGCCAATTCAATTATACTTTCAATGCCAAATTCATCAGAGGTACCTAATCCTAAGTATTTCAATGAAGAATTTTCCTTTAAAGCGGATGCTAATAATTTAAGACCATTATTATCAACCCCACTTTCAGATAAGCATAGAGATTCTAAAGATGAATTAACTTTCAACATTTGAGAAATTGCATATATATTCATACTGCCCCAAGCATTTCCATAAAAACTTAATTCCTTCAAGGTTGTGTTGTGTTTTAAAGCATCGCAAAATGGTTTAACACTAACATACATTCTACTATATTCTATTGAACGCAACGTAGTATTTGTTTTTAAAATTTGTGCCACTTTTTTATCTTCGCTATATTTGAAACTTGTTCCTTGACTAAATTCTATTTCTTCAATATATGTATTTTGTTTTAAGATAGAATATAAGCATTCGAGATGCATTGGTGAACATTCTATGGGTGAACATCGTGCCCATCGTCTTTTATCCCAAACATTATAACGTGGTATAATAAGTTTTTTCAATGTATTATTTTTCAAACCTTCACAATTTTTTTTTCCCAAAAATTCTTCAAGTGTTGTCCAAAATATATCATCCAATCTGGACTGTACCGTAGATTTAAATAATTTACAAGACTGTTGAAAATTATTTAAATACCTTGAATTATCTGGTATAAAATCCAAAATATTATTCATTAAATTGTGGCATAAAAGAGTCATTGTTTTCGTCGTGTTAATTCTAATAAAACGTTTCAATTTTTTACGGGTTAATTACGTTAATCCATAGTAAAAATAGTGCTTTTCATAACATTAGTAAAACTCTTAGCATGGTTGCTAAGTTCATGTGTCCATTCAGAAAGTTGATCCCCCCAATCAGATTTGGTAGAACGTTCAACAATATTAATAATTTGCATAGAAGCTTCTTCTTCATTTTCCCCAGGAATAAGTCGTTCGATAACATGATTTTTAATAGTTAAAAAATCGTTCTGATAATTTTTAATTCCGGGCCTGGAGAATGATAAATAAGTTAGTAAAATATACCATAAACTACTTCTTCTTCTAATTAATTTATAAGCTTCCTTACATTTATTTTTAAACTGATTAAATGTAATAGAACCACTACCACCCAACATATCAAGCATATCTTCGGTTATTTTCATTTCAACTTGAACATGCTTAGGATCATCTCCTAATAAATAACTAAAATCTATATGTAACAATTCGCCATCTTTTGTGACAAGGATATTTTCCATATGTCTATCACCAACCCCTAGAACATAACATAAAACACAGGAAGAAACACATGTGGTTACAAATTTTTCCCGCAATTGTTTCACGGTATAATTAGGGTTTAAATCCATAATAAAATTTAAAAGTGATGATTGATATTTATGTTTAATATCATATAATGTGGAAGTATGGTCAACCATTTCAATCCATCCAGTATCAGTATCAATAGGGAAAACATCATATTTCTTTATATTAACATAATCATCACATATTCGTTCAATCCACGAAGCAACGATCATAGTTAATTTATCTTTGCGAACATCTTCTAATTTGACTAATAAATTAACTATTCTTTGTTTCTCATCATCGATAACTAATAATGGAATTTTCCACGGTTTGGTAGAAGAACGAATAATAGTAATACCTTCAGTAAGAATATTAATACATTTTATTTCAGGATTCCACGGTAATAAGACATATTTATATTTATCAAACCAACGAATAATTTTTTGATGGAAATCATTTATATTTACGTTATTTTTAACATGAGAATTAATAAATTGTATAAAATTATCACATTTTTCGAGTTCCATTCTAGTTTCTTTGTCCAATAAATTATAAAAACGATTAAACAGTGGATATAATTTTTTTTCAATATATGGGTCAAGCATTTGAAATTTACATTCGTAATAAAAGGCAAATGTTAATTGTATATCAATTACACAATTAGGAATAATAGATTCGGAACCAATGTCATTATACTCCCTGGCGATTTTAACTAACCATGGCATATTATTTTTATTTTCATATGAAGTTCTTTTTTTTAATTCATTAATAATCCATATTCGTGCATTTCTATTCGCCATAACATTTTTTCGATACGTCAGTTCCAATATTTCTTCTATTTTTGGAACAGAGGAACAATTCCGTTTACAACCTAATTCTTTACAAGTGTATAACTGGCCGTGACCTCTATAATAATCGATAATTTTATCTACATTTGAAATATCATATGACTGTGTAATACTTGACATACATCTGGTCATCAAATGATAGTGTCCGGAGAATTCTTTACGATGTGTCCATAATATTGTCCGTTCTAATTTTGAGAATTTTTGAGATGGTAATTTATATTGAATGCCCTTATAAAAAGAAATGATAGTATTAATAGATTTGCACCATTTTTTACAAACTAATCTAAGCTTATAAAAATCAACAATTACGATAGGGAGATTGGCAAAAATATAAATATCTTCAGAAGATTTATTTATAAAATCCGTTTTCTTTTTACACCCTTCGCACATACGTTTGTCTTCATTTTTTTCTAATAGATTACTTAATGAGAATGATTTATTTGGGGGAGTTGTAATATTAACCAAACTAGAAATACGACCTCTGGATGTAGTACACGCATTGCAAAAAATTCGACCACAAATTCTACAATGATGCTTCCTATTCCACATAGTAAATTGAGTAGAACAACCATAACAATGTGTTATGTTATTACTTGGGATCCATATAGATGGAGATATTTTTGGAATAGATGTATCAAAAATCTGTTTTCGTGTTTCCAACATCATTGACATGGACATATTATCATAATTTTCATAATTATCATTCATATAGATACATAATTATAAGAATAAAAAAATAGCACTAGATTGTAAATAAGTAATTTGCTAAATAAAAAAATAGCACTAGATTGTAAATAAGTAATTTGCTAAATAAAAAAATTGATTGTGAAAAGCAAAAAACTATGTTAAGTATTAATATATAACATAAACAATGGGTAAACTGAAAAACGGAAAAGATTTCAAGCCTCGCAGTAGAGGAAAAGATAAGAAAAAAAATACTTTCAAAAAATATGGTAAAAATACATCTCGAGGAATGAGAATAAAAGAAGCAGATATGGCGAAACAGACCGCTAATAAAAAATTAAAAATAACGCTGACAAACAAACAATAATGAAAACATATATCAAATCTATTTAAATATAGAACTTTTTTTATTAGTATATGAGTGAAGCAACCAACGATGGCTTTAAAGATGATGTATATAATAAAAATGATGACGAAATATCGACAAGTTCTGATGATACAGAAAATACGACAGAACTTTCCGTAGAAAATACGACAGAACTTTCCGTAGAAAATACGACAGAACTTTCCGTAGAAAATACGACAGAACTTTCCGTAGAAAATACGACAGAAAATTTAGCGTTAAAGATGGCAGAGACATTAAATAAAGTAGATGAAATGTTAAAATATCCAGAGAAATCAGTAGATTTAAAAGATTTAAAAGATTTGATGAAAGATATACCGTTTTTTGTTCCTACAGGTATATACACCCCATTAAATGAAATGACAATGGAAGTATTTAAACAAACGTTGGGAGAAAAAGTAGTAAAAGATTTGAACAATTATGAAAAATATCATCAAAATAAAGCAAATAAACAGATTCATTATATGGCCTTAATAAGTAACATATTTTATACAATGGCATTATTGAGTGTATTTAATACTACATTTATAAAAGTTGATTTTATAGTATTTTTGTTTTATATTTTATATTATAAGCTGTATGGCAGTGATTGTTGTGCCGTTTTTATGGCAGGATTTCTAGGAAATATATACACATCAAGTAAAATATATACATTGATGTTACCAAATCATTTTTGGTATTCGTTGCTAATGGTTTCGTGTTCCTGGTTTTCACAATTTTACGGACATATTATTTACGAAAAAAATAGTCCAGCGTTAACAACATCATTAACGCAATCATTAACAATAGCACCAGTTCATCTTGCGATTGAATCATTAGAAAAGATGGGGGGAGTGATAGCAGTTGCCGAAGGATTTCTTGAATCGCAAATATATGTGGCTAAAAAAATAGATATGGTTTCAACATGGTATAGAAATAGAAATAGGAAAAAACAAAAAAATAAAAAAGTTTAAATATTTTATATGACATTGTAAAATATTTAAAGCATAACTTCATCAACTATTTCGTATTGGTCTTCATTTTCTTGAGCTACATTATCCCAAAAAGAAGCAAACGCATTATAATCTGTATCATCGTTTGATACTTCTAATGTAAGTACTATTGGTAATGGTTGGTTGGTTGCCTTTATTTTTTTTTTATATTCTCTATCAATCATTTTTTCAGCAATTCTTTTTCTATTATTTTTAATATTTTTATAGTAGTTGTGTTTTTGAATACTATTATTTAATTTTTTATTTAAATGTTCTTCTAATTTTATTTTCATATTAAAATTGGTTTTACAGTCATTAATGAGCGTTAAATAATCATCATATATTCCATCAAATTCATATTCTTCATTTTCAATTTGTCGTCGTGTTTCTACCAACATACCACGCATTCTAACTTGTCGTGCCATGGCTTGATTTGCACTTCTAATAATTTTGGTCTCTTCTTCTCGAAGTTTAATTTTATTCATTTCTAGATCCAATATTCTTCGCTGTAATCTAGAATGATATCTAACCGATCTACGAGTAGACCTATCCAATCGGTCAATGTCGAAAGTTGGTTTATACAATGCTGTTCTACACATTGCACAAGTATTCTTTTGATTCATCCATTTAAACAAACAAGTTGAACAATAATAATGTCCACACGGTGTAACACTCATATTTAATGAATGTAAATCATTATAACAAACACAACAAGAATGCGTAGTTTTATTAGCAGTTTGAACTTTTTTCAAATAAATCATTTTTTTTCGTGCGAGAAATCCTCGAACAATAGTTTGAATTTTAATAGCAAAAGGATTTTGATAATCAATTTCCAGAGTTTCAATCATTTTATCAACACAGTCTTGTGTATCTATTTCAATAAGTAGATTTCTTTGAACTTCTCTTATTTGACTACGTGGAACGACATTAGATGTATTTCGCATAAGAATTCTATTCTGACCCCGACCGAAATCCTGGTATCCTGTTGGAGTAAGTAAATTTTCACGGTTTATGACATCATGACCGCCAAGATAATGATGAAGAGTAAAATTATATGGACTAGCATTTCCATTATTAATGATACTACCAGCAATATAGTTAGGACTTGGCATCGTAGCTTCTTCAACTAACATTTCCTCATCTTCAAGTAATATTTCCCCATCTTCCAATGAAGGCATAGACATATCACTATCGCTATCATTGTCCGATACTACAATTTCATAATCGGAATTTTCATCATCGCTTAATATATTTTCGGACCATACGTTCATTATTATTATTATTTATATTAATTATAATAATTGATTATTTAATTCAATTTTATTAAAATATTATCAAGTTTCAGTGGGGATTGTGAACGATGTCTGCGTTTAATAATATTAGTTATTTGTTTTGTTTCTTGTTCATCGTTTCCTTGTTTGTTTTTACTATTTTTTAATTTTTGTAATAATTTGGCAAAATGACTTTTGAGCATTATATTAATTAAATTTTTTTTTTTATTATATTTTTGTCCCAAATAATGTAAATATCATAGGCATTCCCATAGTAGAGGGTAATTCAGCCGAATTAATATTAAACATGGAGGACATTGTGTTATTATTATTGCTCTCCATTATACCATTGGTTCTAGATGCCATAGCTTTTTCAATATCCTCATTATTTAATCCAAATAATTTACCTGCAGTTTTTGCCAATTCTTTTATATCGAAATCTTCGTTATTACCAGATAGAATTTCGGTATTATTAATTGGGTTTTCAAGAGGATTGGTATTCGTTATATTGGGAGGATTTATATCCGTTTTATTCGGGTCAAAGTAAGTAGAAAATTTATAAAAAAGAAAATTAACAACAACCAAAACAATAAGTAGAAATAAGTATTGATTTATTTTTTCAAAAATAGTTTTTTCAGGTCCTATTTCTTTTGAAATAATAGTTTCAATAATCATTATATTTTTTTCAGTAACCAATCCTATTTCAGTTTTATTATCAATTTTGGATTTTATAATATTGAGAGCATTTCTAATTTGATGACAAACATGTTTATAACTATTGGCTTTCATTGCTTTAATAGCTAAACCTTTGCGGATTTTTAATTTTTGTTGATATAATTTAACATTATTATAACATAGTGCTTGTGTGTGTATAGCAATAATTTGTGGTGTTGCACAAAATTTAAAATAATCAACGTTTTGAACCAATTTTAAATATTCAAGGATATCGGGTATATTTTCGAGATTATCATTGATTAGTTCATTAATACAATGATTGGCATTTGGAGATTCGGGAAGACGTGAAAAATCATCACTATATTTTCCCCAAATATCCTTCGGCCACCATTGTTTATTCAAATCAATATCTTCCTTGTAATCACGAATGATATTTGTTTTTTGTAAAAAAATTCCCATACTTTTATCTAATCCACCTTTTCTATGATTCGAAAAAACATTTTTATTTTTGATAGTTTGTTTGATAAAATTAGCATCTTCAAAACCGTTTACAACGCTAAATTGTGTTAATATTTCCCCAACAAGTCCAGCCACATAATAACAATAATCATTATATTGTTCAACCGTTTCTATCTTTGAATCTAAATACTTTATCATTCCTTTCGCCATTTTTTTTATAATTTTATTGGTTAATGTTCTGCTTTTATTGGATAAAACAGAGCTTACTTTCATAACTCTACTATAATTATGTATCAATCGCCGATGTTTTACATCATTAATTTCATATAATATATCATTTGTTTCTTTATGAAAATGTTTGAGTATTTTTTTCTTTTTTTTCAAATCATCGTTTAGTATCGGTGTTTCATCTTCAATGGTATCTAAAGCTCGCGCTCTTAAATATAATATAACAAAATCAAGTGAAATATTATTAGGCAATTGACAAATTACTTCGGCAAATGATCTGGAAACATCTTTTAATACATCATAGCAAAATGTAATATCATCGCGAACATCGGCATCGAATCGTATATCCGTTAACCACCATTTTTCGTGTGATTGTTTTGTAAAATTATAATGAAGCATCAATAATATTTCATCTAAATGAAATATATGATTTTTTATTATCTCTAACATTAAAATAATAAAAAATTATATTTTTAGGTTTTAAATGTATTTATCTATAAATATTGGATCGCAATGAACTTACCCAGGAATTAATGGAATTATCACGGTACGGTAATGGTAAAGGTGCACCTGCAGGAGGTGGGGATGCCGGCCTTACATCATCTTCTTTATTGTTCATAGTATTTTCTACATTTTTTTCAACGTTATTAATTAAAGTATGTAATTTCTTATAAACTTTGGTATTTTCTTTTTTTAATTTTTTGGTCTGTTTTTTATATTTTTCCAATTCACTCATTATATTAATCAAGTAAAAATAATTAAATAGATTAACGAATACGAAATATATCGATATTAATAATAATTATTAAATATATATGGATTGGATGAAAAAATTAGACGACAATAGACGTATTAGAGATTTAAATGCAATACCCAAATCACATGATTCTGGAGCGGTACATCCTGGTAAATGGTTGGAATGTTTGCCGTGGCAATGGGCAAAATGTCAAAATAGATCAATAACTGGTCAATTAAAGGTAGGAATAAGAGCCTTTGATTTAAGATTTAGAAAATTAGAAAATGGTACAATAAATATACCACATTGTTTTTTATCAAATTATACATTAACAAAAGTATTAATAGAAATAGATAAATTTTTAGAAGAACATCCTAGCGAAATAGTTTTTTTATTTTTTAAAAGAGAATGGAATACTAGAGAACAATGGACCGAAAAAGATACACGTTATGTTTGGAAAAAGATAAATAGATATAAAACAATAGAACAGTCAATAAATAATAATTCAATCGTAGGTAGCTTAAGAGGTAAAATTGTTCCTGTCCCTGAGTATTTCATATTTAATCATTTATGTAAAGGAAAATTAAATGCTTATGATAACCTAATAGTTAATAATAGTTGGAGCTTAAAAAGTTTGTGTAGTGTAACATCCAATATTAAAAAATTTTTATTAGAATGTAAAGAAGATGAAGAATATAAGATGCTTGAAATACAATTAAATTATGTAGCATTTGGTGGAGTAATTCCTCCTGGGATAGCTTCATTTTTCACAAATTTATGGTTTCGTAATAATGTAAAAAAAATTAAACAATGGAATGAAAAACCTGGTTTTATTGGAATAGATTTCGCTGATAAAAAAACGTGTAAAGCGATATATCAAATGAATTTTTAATTATTGAAGTTTATCTTCGTATGGAAATAAACTAAATGGAGGCATAAATCTGACAGTTTCACCAGATAAAGAGAAATCATTTGGAGCTAATATACTCCAATCGGTTTCAGGAATCAATAGGCCAACCTTTGTATAAATATAACCAACTAATGCACTACAAAAAAAACGGTTTGTTTTTTGAGGATTATTATCTTTTTTCAAAAAAGCCTCTACCCAATCAAGTGGACAAATATCATAGGGTTTATTGTAAACAACATCATGTATATGTTTTAAATTATAGTTAGTAAATGGGTTAAATTCCCAGGTATTGGTTCTTCTAACATAAATATCTCCATTTTTATATGCATCGATCACTTCTTTGATAGGAGTTATTTGAACACCTAATTTACGTTTTCCATCTTGTGGGTCGGGGTTATCTTCCCAACTAGATTCCCAAATATACAAACCTTCCAATGGTTTATCTAAAAAAGTGGGATTTTTTAAAACCATAGCAATATGACTATAATTGCTATGACTTCCCCATTTAATCATTTTTGAAAACCATTCAAATAGTCCTGGGCTATTATCATTAAATAATAATAAATCACCAGTTTTTAAATCGTCTAATATTTTTTCATTGAGTAGTTCGGTATTTTCATCAATAGATTCTTCGTCGCTTGATGTATCTTTAATATATTGACTGAGAATATCATTGTCTTCTTCTGATACTGGTTCGGGTTCTTCATCAACTTCTTCTGATACTGGTTCGGGTTCTTCATCAACTTCTTCTGATACTGGTTCGGGTTCTTCATCAACTTCTTCTGATACTGGTTCGGGTTCTTCATCAACTTCTTCTCGAGTGTCGTTAACAATTTGTTTATTCTCTTCTTGTTCAGACATTATAATAAATGTATAATAATTATGTTTAAATATAAATATTTGTATTTATAAAAATCAGAACAAATATTAATGGTAAGAAAAACAAAAACAAAAACAAAAACAAAAACAAAAACAAAAACAAAAACAAGAAAAAGAAGAAAAAAGAGTAAAAATAAAACAAGAAAATCAAAAAAAAAGAACAAGGAAAATGTCCTTAGTTCTGATATATATGACGAGTTTGCAAAATTTAAAAAAAATTGAAAAGAAAAAGTATAAAATAAATAAGACATATTTACAACAACAACAAAAAAACAACTTAAGACAACATACTTATAATAACACAATAATGCCATACCAAAACAAAACACAACAGAAGAGAGGAGGATTCCGCGGACGAGGACGAGGACGAGGACGAGGACGAGGAAGAGGACGAGGAAGAGGACGAAATTTTCGTAGAAATAAGAAGGAAGAAAAGGCAGTATTTGATAATAGAACTAAATACCCTAAGTCGGTGTCTGACTTCAAAACTTACGTAGCTCCTGGTAGTAAAAAATGGATTGAACAGTGTAAAATTGAGCGAACATTCAAGAATTCGCAGGATAGAAAGAAAACAGAACAGATGTATTTGACTGAGATTAAGATAGAAGAATGCGAAGATTATTCCAATTATCTACCGGTTGCGTTTCCAAAAATCAATGGAAACACTGAACATCCTCTAGTTAACCCAAATGATGATCCAAAAGGTGAATATTTTCATACCGAATCAGGAACATCAGGAGTAAATTACAGTGTTGAACCAAATTCGTGGTCGGATTTTTGGAAAACGCGTCGTGGAAAGCGAACCGGATATTATTTACAATATCTTAATGAAAGAAAAAAAACCAGAGAACGATATGAAAGAATGAGGACGACGCAAGAAAATGAACTTAAAAATGTTCCAGCCTCTTATATAAATACGGCTCAACAATCGTATAACAGAGTAGCTGAACGATAATTGAATGGAATAATAAGATAATAATAAGATAATAATATAAAATTTTTTTATTAAATAAATTGATTTAAAATTACTTTTTTAATTTATTTAACAATGAGTAAATTAAAAACAATATTCGATCCAATACACGGACATATAACAATAACAGAAAATATGAGAAAATTTATAGATACACCAGAATTTCAAGCACTAAGATGGAAGCAGCAATTAGGAGTAGCTAGTTTTATATTTCCCAGTGCCACGCATAGTAGATTTGAACATAGCATTGGCGTAAGTCATTTAGCAGGTATTATGGTGGAAACGATACATAATCAATTTCCTACATTGTATTTATCTCCAAAATCATCGGAGAGTGAGGATGAAGTTAGAAATACTTTGTGGGAAGATATAAGATTGGCGGGATTATTACATGATATAGGTCACGGTCCGTTTAGTCATTTATATGATAATTGGTCACGTGAATTATCAAGTTATCAATCGGAATGGGACCATGAAGACAGATCTGTGAGACTGGTAAAAGAAATAAATAGACGAGAAGAAATTATACCCAAGTGGAGAATTGAAAGAATATGTGAAATGATTGTTCCTGGTAAAAAAACATTTGATGGTAATATAAAATGGCATAATCAGATTGTTGCAAATAAATTATGCGATATAGATGTAGATAAAATAGATTATATAATGAGAGATAGCTATCATTTGGGTATAAAATGTGGTGGAGAATATGAGAGATTAATAAGGCAAGTTAAAATAGTAAATTATAAAGGAAAAAAAGTGTTGGGTTGGCCAGAAAAATTACAGGATGAAATTTATAGTCTATTTCAGACTAGATATAAATTACACAAGAGATTTTACAATCATCATACAACAAAGGCGATAGAAATTTTATTAACCGAAGGACAAACCGAATTGCCAAATATGATGTCTTCAGATGCTTCTGTTATGAATTCAAACCATAATTCACAAGAAATATACACGAGAAAATTACCTAGTATGTTAAGTGAAATAGTATTTGCACCAACACTTTATAAAGAAATATGTAATAAAGTACAACAATTTAAATGTGACAGGAAACATACATTGGAATTATTAAAAAAAATAAATAGTTCATCTAAGGTTTACTTTTCGATTGCTAAAATTGGATTTTCAAGCGATTGTAATAATCCCTTTTTAAACATACCTTATTACGATATAAATTCTAAAACGGATTTTCCAGAAGGATATACGAAACAACAAACCGAATTTGAAGTAACAAACCACTATAATTATCAAGAAATTGTTGTTAGAATATTTATAAAGAATAATAAGGATCTGACAAAAGAGGAAAAAAAATTAGAAAAGACAGTAATAACGAAATTAACAGAAGAGTTAAACCAATTGAAACCAGCATCGCCAAATACATTGGGATACGTAAAAACTCAATCCATTTTTCGAGAATAAATAATAGAATAAAATTTTTTTCTTACATCATTGCAATGGACAAAAATATTATAAATAAAAAAGATTCGGAATCAGAAAAAATAAAAGTTTCGGAAGAAAAAACATTCAAAATGAATAATGTAATAATGGGAATTATTTATATAAATTACAACACATTATTTGAAGATAAATGGAGAAAAAGATTTTTCGAGATAAAAAATAACAGTATAGAACATTGGAACATGATAAAAAAACATAAGACGTGTAGGACAATAAAAAATATACATAAATATACATTTGAGCCAATATGGAAGGGTGAAATTTCACAATTATTTAAATTTAAAATGTGGAAAATAAGCAACAAAAAAATATTTAACAAAAAAAAGGAATATGTATTTGGTTCTCAAAATTTACAACCTTTACAATTTTTTAGAAAAAAATTAATTCATATGAGTGAGGAAAATGATGTTATAAAAATATTAAATTGAATAATTTGTTATTGAGAATATAAATAACAAATTATGTTTAGTAGTAAAATTATTCATAAACATTTGAATAATTGTAAAATTCGTGTTAGTTGGTTTGATAAAACAAATTCAACGTATCATTATGGTGATTGGAGAAATTATAATAATAAAAAATTTTTAGCACTATGGGTTGATAATCAGAATAAAATATATGACAATCAATTTTATAGAATTGAGTATAAACGATTGAAATAAAAAATACAAAATAGTAATGGAATTGGTTTATATTATATTAATATTATTGACATTGCTTTTTTGTTTCATCGGTATTCCAATATTATCGATATATTTAAAGGAAAAAAAGGAGAATAAGCCATTATTAGTATAATTATTTACAATATGGCCCATAAAACATCATGCAAAAACAAAATATGGGAAAAATTAACAAACTAATGGTCAATAGTTTAAAAGGTACATATGCAACGCAACGAATACAATTAAAACCACAAGATTTTTTTCTCTTTTCTAATTTTTCTTGATTACCGCTATAAGTAACAAATACATTATCATAAATATCAACAGCTGTTTCTGGTAAATAATTGAAATACATCTCTTCAAATTCATTATCCAGGTTCATAATAAATTCAAATGCCAAACTATTCAGGACCATATCTTTAATATCATTTTCAACAAAAATAACCCATAAATTTGCACCATATACCAATAAACCAAATCCAAATTCTTGAAACGTATCCAACATAACCCACATATCAATTGCAGGTTGCATTTTATTTAATCTGGTTCGGTCCGTTAAGTTATCCCAGAAAAAGAAACTTTTAACAAAATAAATCATTGAAACACCCAACATCATTAATTTTTCAAGAATAGTACCTTGGTTTGGACAAACACTACCATTGAAATCTTGCGCTTCGTTCGCTAATAAAATACCAAAAAATAACCATTGAGCAAATGTAATTACTATTGGTAAGAATGCCAACAATGAAAAAATATGACTACAATACATCGCATTTTTTTGTTTTAATATATCATTTTTATATCCTCTTTTAAAATGATATTTCATTAAACTAAACATACCAAATTTAGGGTCAGTAAGTATAATTTCTTTTTTTTCATCGTCGCTAACTGCAGCCAATACAGTAGCGAGTCGTTTAGGTTGTCCATGTATTGGTGTCCAACATTCTGGATTTATTTTACGCGAATGTTCGGTTCCAATTAATAAATCATCTTTCATTTTTGATCCTATATGAGAACATAAAAAAGATAAGTTTTTAAAACAGATAGTAAAAAAATTAAACATTTTTAAATTAATAATTAAAATACTTTTAAATACTTTTTACAATCAAGTTGACCCCAATGTGTTACCCTTGCCTGAAAATGGAACAAAGGCATTATTTTTTTTAAATTTTTCTAGATTTGGACGTTGTAATGGTTTATTTTCATTATTGAAAACGACATTAGCAACAGGTTCTGGAGATTTAAGTTTCGGTGGAGGTTCGACATAATCAATGGGGGTATCAAAATCAACATTTAAATCAACATTCAATATCTGTATAACATCAGCAGGTTTTGTTTCGACGACATCAATCAACCATGTTTTATCAAGATATTCAATAGCAATTGTCTCGCCTTTTGAAAGAACTGGATAATGTTTATTTATGCCTTTTTCCAAAACGACTTTTGGATTAGATAACTCAGCAAAAGCAGATTCGTGTAACCGAAATTTTACGTAATCTCCTTTTGGTGGAAAACACAGTGAAAGTTCAATATAGTGCCCTTCTACAATACCTAACATTTCCATAATTCTCCACGGACAAAACATAACACCAGGTGCTGAGGAAAATTCCTGAACTGCACAAACAGCTGATAATTGATTGTCTGTATTTTTAAGATTAAAATACATAGGAAATTCTTGATCTTTTATTTCGTGTAAAACATTAGGTGGTAAAAATATTTTATTACTAAATTTTACCTGGTCTTTTACCGATTGTGTTTTATCGCTACAGTTTAAACTGAAGCACATAAGTTTGGTTTTAAATTCTCTTGTTAAAGATGCCATATTGTTATAATAACTATTATTTATTTTAAAAACTCTTTTCAATTTAAAATAAATAGTCACGATGAAATTCTCTCATCATAAATCTATTATCGATGGTTTTACTATAACAATCTTCACAAAATTGACCCAGGCCTTCAATATAACCAAACCGAATATAAATACTATCGCTTGTCAAATATTGTGTATAACCGTTACATGTAACGCATAGTTCTATTTTTTTAGGTAATGGTAATGTTATATTTATATTTTGTTTTTCTAATGTCCGATTCAATAAATATTCACGTTTATTTTTAAAATTATCCCATTTCATCAAATCTTTTCCACATGGAACACATGTATAATCGTTATATTTATTGAAATATAACATATTATTATCTTTTTCAAATGATTTTTGCCAGGTATAACAAACAATATGTGCGTCCATAACAATAGATGGTTTAACCAATTTATTACAAACGAAACATTCGCGTTTCAAAAGAGATACAGATGTTGTCATTATATTATAACAATGAAAATCTTTAAACTTATATTGTAGATATTAAATCCAATTCATACCACTTCTTACCATCGTAAATAGTATATTTTGTTTTCGTATAGGTTTTAATTCCAAACTAACATCTATTAATTTATTTTCACGCAAACATTTAAATCGCAATTGAGTAGGTTGTTCTACAAAATAAAAACAATCATATATCTGATGTGTATTCAAAAATGAATCAATAGAATCATATACATGATATTTTGGAACTTTATTCCATAACCTTGCTCTACCATCCTGGCCATTTACTTTCAACATTGTAAATAAAATTATAAATAAGAAAAATAATTTTTTCATTATATTATCAAACACAATTTATTTATATTATTTTGTTAAGTTAAAAACGTATCAATATTTCTCAAATGTTTTTTTGCTTCTCCCTGAAAATGAATACTATATAAGTTATAGTATTTTTTGTTTATAATATCATAAATTTGGTATTCGTTATCCTTCTTGGTTATTTTAATAATATAATTACCGCTTAAATCTTCCATTAATTCGTACTGACTTTTACCCAACCACCCTTCTCCAATATTTAAATTATGCATAAACACTCCACCATCAAAAGGTATATTTAAATTTTGAACATTTTTTCTCAATAAATAAAACAATACCATATCGCTAACACCACCGTCAATATCATTTTGAAAAAAGTATTCTATGATGGGTTTAATTAAATGTAACTTTGTTTTATTGACATAAATATCAAAACATAAATCAATAAATTTCTGACAAAAGTCATATGTTAATAATCCATTATGAATACAGGCCCTCATTTTATGTTTTTCTTTAGATTCGTGATAAGAATATGCTACGTTTTTATTAAAAGATATATCATTAATATTTTTAAGAACAACACAATCACTGTCCAGGTGAAATACTTGTTTGATATTATAATGTGTCATAAATTGATAAATATAAAATATTCGTAAAAAACATAGAAATTCTGCATCGTGAGGATTTGAAGAAAAGTTTATAAAATGATCTTGAAATGTTTTAACTTTTGAACTATTGTTTAATTTATTAACATCGATATGAATAACATTATTAATATTAATAAATTCTTTATTGCCAGATGTTCCCAATAAAAAAACACGATTATTCTTTGAATTAAATTCTAAGCATTTTTTTAGATAGTCTTGATTTCCAATATGAAATATTACAATAGGTATATTATTATTACAGTATTGGGTAATTTTATTTTGTTTTAATTGTGTTGAAAAAGAGTATGTATTCATTAAATAATAAATTGATTTATTATTTAAACAAAAACAGAACGTAATTATATAATGCATTGTAGTGAAATGGAATTAGAGTTATCTGACGAAGAATGTCTGGCTTTGATACAACAACAACCAGATGGACCAACAATTATAATATTATTATTATTATTATTATTCTCATTACTGACATCTTTATGTGAGTTATCTATAAAAGACTGATTTATTTAATATTTATTACTGGTTTATACTTAGCATAACCAAAACAAGAACAATAATCATAATACCATTTATCATCGAAAAGATATAAAAAATCATTCGTCATACAATGCGGACAAACACGTTCGTTGTATTTATTTTGTTTGTACCATTCCATCACACAATTGTAATGATATTTTTTGTCACACGTATAACAAATTATATATTTTTTTTTCTTTGGAAGTTGGTGAAAACAAATAATACATGTTTCATCATTATCTAGCGGAATATTCATTTAATATATATTGATATTATCATTTTAAGTATTTGAACTAAAAGAACATTTTAAAAAATTGATTTAAAGAATAAACAATTAAATATACTATCTTCTAAGAAGGTCATCAAATATGATACTCATTTAGCTCAGTAGGTAGAGCATTGGTCTTATGAGCCAAGGGTCCTGGGTTCAAACCCCAGATTGAGTATTTTACTTCCTTACAGCAAAAAATTGACTTTATAATAGTGAATTCTATTACTACAAATAAATACGATGACAGGTAAATTTATGTGAATAATAGAAAAAATGGAAGTAGTTATTAATAAGCCCACTTGGCGGAGTTGGTCTAACGCGCTCGACTTAAGATCGAGTCTCTTAGGAGGCATGGGTTCGAATCCCATAGTTGGCAAACTTGCTCGAATAGCTCAGTTGGTTAGAGCGTGCGACTGTTAATCGCGAGGTCACAGGTTCAATCCCTGTTTTGAGCGCATGAAGAGGTGTCCTTCTAAAAACACAAATTGTATCCATACAGCAATAATATCATAAACGAATAATAATAAGGATACAGTAACCAGGTTTGAAAACAGCAATATATTTATAATCAGCGAATAATGATAACACTAAGTTATCAAGGGTTTATAATCAGCATAGTTGTCCCTCAAACAGCATTGTTTAACATCAAACCGTATATAGGGTATGTAGCAGAGGGTATGTAGCGGAGGTAGTTGCCGGACATAGCTCAGTTGGTAGAGCGATTGACTGTAGATCAATTGGTCACCTGTTCGATTCAGGTTGTCCGGATCTGACTTGAATTTGCAAGAATTCATATAAGTCAAAACTAAGATTGGAAACAGCAAATAACAAACATGAAGAAAATTATTACTAATTTATTATAATTATTTGGAGAGCTAGTAGTAAATAATGCCAATATAATTTGAGTAATTAGGAGGAGGGGTTTATTCAGCATAATTGTCCCGAACAAAGTGTTTAACACCAATCTGTAATTTATTTATTTTATTCGCCTGTCTAGCTCAGTTGGTAGAGCGCGTGCCTTTTAAGCACGTGGTCGTGGGTTCGAGCCCCACGGTGGGCATTTGTTTAGGTTTTTAACAGCAACACAAAATCGCATTATAAGCCGGTTGTCGATGGATCGAAACCATCCGTATCCCAATTGGGAACGTAGCTCAGAGGAAGAGCACCGTATTTATGAAACCAGAAAACAAAACAATATTTTATTTTATTAAGCGACTTGGCGCAGAGGTTAGCGTACTCGGCTCATAACCGGGAGGTCCAAGGTTCGACCCCTTGAGTCGCTATCATAGGTTATTAACAGCAAACAAACATCATGCTTAAGAATATATGAATAGTAACCTGAAAAATAATTTATTTTTTTATTTTTTATTCTTTTATTCTTTTTAAAGGGGATTTAGCATTTGGTAATGCGCGCACTTATGCTTAGTGCGATATGTGTGGTTCGATTCCTCCAATCTCCAGCAACGGTTTCGATTATCGGATACCGTATTCGCGCCGCTATAGCTCAGTTGGTAGAGCGTGTGACTTGTAATCACAAGGTCTCCGGTTCAATTCCGGATGGTGGCTTTGCCCGACTGGCGCAATCGGATAGCGCACCAGACTTCTAATCTGGGGGTTCTGGGTTCAAGTCCCAGGTCGGGCTCAATGTAATAATATTTAATAGGGTTTAAATATTATTTTTTAATTAATAGTATAATGGTTCATTGGGTTTATATTTTACGTTGTACAGGAGACGCTTGTGAAAATACAAGTAAAGGACATAATGATAAAATTTATATTGGTGAAACAACCAGACTATATACCAGGTTAAGAGAACATACAGTAAGAAGTGTAGGCTCTTGTACTACAAGCGATTTTTATCCTAATAGATTAATGGGGTTATATAGAGCTTCAAATGATTATTTACTATTGGAGGGCGACACAATTGCTCATGATATGTATAAAACTGGTTATTTGGATGAAAATAAAAATGATACAAGAAAATTAGAAAATACAATAACAGAAATGTATATGCAAGCGATGGGTCCAAAATGGAAAAGTGTTTATGGTGGAAAATACCATAATGGTTATAGGCCCCACGATAATCCTGGAGAAGAAGAAGAGTTTAACAGACCATTTTGCAATTGTAAAATACCTGCTGATATTATGAAATATAAAGATAAAGTATATTGGCGTTGTTCGCGAAAAAATATTTGGGACAAATTACATGGATATATAGTAGATGAATTGGGATTGGGGTTACAAAATATTGTAGAACCTTGTAAATTTTATCAAGAATATAACGAAGGTGAAAAATTTAAATGCGATAATTTAATTTATAATTATAATTACCCACTCATAATGGTTAAAAGAAAACAATTATTTAAAGATTTAATCAAAAAATCCCGGTGGTTAGAGAATATACCTTGTGAAGTAGACGAATTTGCTCCACAATGCATTAAATGTGATTGTTATGTATGGTGTACTGAGGAAGGTGATTGGAACCCAAATGGAATTTTTTACCCGGGTGATACCATTGAGATGGATAATAGAAGATTATTATGTAAAAATTGTTTTGTAAATTATAATAATGAATTATCTAAAAAATATACAAAAAGAGGATTTGAGGAAGAGAGTGTATCAGAATTTGAATTTACAGGGAAATGTTTAATTATGGATGAAAGTGATGATGAATAATATTATTTATCTAAATAATACCCCAATCCGTGCGAATCCATTTTAAAGACATAACCGTTTTTTGCACCAGCAAACTTATCACTAGGAATAAATGATTGACGTTGATTGTTTTTCATAGGTTCTACTCGATTTCCATATTGGACTGGTTGTGACTGCTGTTGTTGATATTTTTGCATATAAAAATATATACCAATTAAAAAAGCAATGCCCATAAGTATTTTTATCATATAAACAATTATATCATAAAATTTTTTAATATCTAACTTATAAAAATTTAAACATAATTGTTTATTCTGTTTATAATGTTAAAATCGCAACCACAATCTAAGAAGTTAACCAACAAAAACCTGGCTCTTTTAAAATGGATATTATGTGAAACTGGTGTAGAAAATTATACATTTGACCAAAAACAATGTGTAAAATTATACAACGATTATTTAAAAATAGACAGGGAAAACACTAATTATAATAAATCCCAAAAAGAAGAATAAATATAATATTCATTTTTATAATCAATATTAAGTTCTTCACCATTTTTTATATCTTTATACGCTCTTAATATGCCATATACTTTTTTGTTTTTAATTTCATATTTGTTATCATAATAACAATTGTAATCATTTTCGTGATTAATAAACGAATGCCACGATGAAAAGACATTAAATTTATCAGAAAAATAGTCTAAATGTATATCTCTTTCTATAAATTTTTCACCCAAATGACACGTTGCTTTTATTTTATAATCGACTGGGAATCTAGTAATAGGATATTTATAAATAATATCATTTTTTTTTAAATCGACATTTGTTTTTATCCCCCAACCTTTATTTTTATAAAATTCAATATTAATTTCTTTTGGTATTACCTTATCTAAATCTAAATTTTTTCCATGAAAAGGTAATTGTTGGATAATTTCTTCAACATTTTTGATTTTTAAAAAAAATTCACAACAATCATTATTTAAATCTACATTAATTGATCTGAATTCTCGTGTCATCCATAAAAAAAATAAAAAAAACACAATACCAATAGTTAGAAAAATATACAGAATCATATAAATAACCTATATCTTAAAAAATATTTTTGAACCATTACAATATTTATTTTATTCGTAAAATTAATTATAACACCGTTTATCAAGGAAACATATATGACATGTTTTTGGGATGGTATAATTCAAGCTCTTGATATAAGCGATTATAAACATATAGGTGGCAACAATCGTTTAAATAAGGAACAATTAATTAATTTATTGAAAAATAAAAACAAATTGGTGAAAACAAATTGGAACAATGAAATATTAACAAAACAAGAAAAAGATGAACATTTTACACATATAAAAGATTACAATATCAACAAAATTCGCCAGGGACATTTGTGTTCCGTATGCGATTCTTTTTTATTATTAATATCTGATATTTTTGATGTAAATATTCATCATAAATATTTGAATATTAATATCAGATATACAATAGAACGTCCTAGGAAAACGCTAATGTTTTCATCGAATCGTGGACATTTTTGGAAATCTTAATTATAATTTAAAGATAATTTACATATTTTAATTATATAATGGAAAATACAGATTTTGCGTTTATGAAAAGTGGATTTGATACGATGGAAATGGATGAAGATGACTTAAAAAAAAATATAGTTTCAATTATGTTGCATTTTATGGAAAACGCTGCCAAATCAGCGGCTATTTATGTAGAACATGCTGGTAGAAAATATATAACAACCGAAGACATTAAACGTGGTTTAATGTTAGAATCATTTTTATTTGCACATAGAACACAAAAACAAGAAGATATAGAAAAAATCAAGGAAGAATTGTATGGTACAAGTCTGGATCATATAGATGAGTCAGAGCTTGAATGGTCAAAAAGTATGGATGAAGATGATGAAACAAATAATTTCACAGAGAGCCAACATGATTGTGGTGTATGTAATTGTTTTAATACTATTTATGACAGATGGGACAATTGGGAACCTGAAAATCAATTCATGACAATATTAAAAAATAGAATAACAAATATAGAAAATTTATAAAAAAAATATTTTTTTATTGATTTTTGCAAAAAATTGATTCAGAAAAATATTTTTTATTATTAAGTATTCAACACAACAATAACAAACGAAATAACTATTCTAAACAGCTATTCAAACCAAAACTATTTACAAATATGCCAATTCGTATTAACGCGACCACTACCAGAACTAGTAATAGTTCTTCTAAGCCTACTAGACCACGTAGGTTTAACCGCAACTCATTTAAAGGAGGACGACGTAACTTCAACCGTAGTAAACGTCCAGTTACCTCTACATTTGAACAGCGCAATAGCATAGGAGCTTATATCTCCAATGCTCAATCTGTCCCAAAACAATGTAGAAAGATTGTGGATAATGATGGTTGGACTACATTGGTATCTAATAAAAATATTACTATGCGCACACCAGCACGGCATCGTAGTATGATTCGGCGTAGCCAAAACAAATTCGAGGTCCTATCGCGACCGGAGAAAAATCGTGTGGTTGTAGCAATGCCTGCGGTTGTTAAGTTTAAAGCGCCTACCGGAGTGTGGGGTCAGCCTTTAGCTGCAGCGGTTAAGGAAGAAGGTGAATTTGACCACGCGGAGGATTTAGTAGAGGAAGAAGATGAAACAGACCAAATGGTGGCAATGGATTCCTTAAAAGTGAATACCGGAATGATGAGTCAAAATTGGGGAGATATGGCAATGGAGGAAGATGAAGATGAATGCGAAGGCGACGTATTTTACGATCTTAATGGTCACCAATATACCGACAATAGTGCCTGGTAAGTGCGTAGTAATTATTATTATTTATATAAACATACAAAAAAAACAAAAAAACAAAAAAACAAAAAAAAAGAAACCTCTCCCACTTTTTTAATTTATTTAGATAATATATATATATATATGTCAAAAAATATAATGAAAAAAGGACAAACATGGAAAGATCCAGAAACAGCCATAGATATTAAAATAAAAAGTGATAGAAGTTCAAAAGGAACATATCTTATGTCAATAAATAAACCTGGATATCTTCCAGTAATTATGCGTCAGAAATCTTTACCAACAGATGAAAAAACTCAAGATAAAATGATACAAAAAATAGATGGAATGCTTAAAAAAGTAGCAAACAAAACACTGAAAAAAAATGAAAATGTTGAATCTATACATGTAACACCTGCAGGAAGAACGTTTAGAATTAGCGAAACAAAAAAAAAAAAGATTGATTCAAAACTATCCCTTAGAAAAACAAAAAAAAGAAAAGTGATTGGCAATCGCGGTACAGTTTTCACAGTATATGGTAGAAAAAGTAGAAAAAGACGTCGCAAAAGTAAACGTAGCAAAACTAAACGTCGCAAGCGTACTATAAAGAAACGTAGAAAATGAATATAATAATTAATATTCTTTAGTTATTATATAATGAGTTATATGAGTGAAGATTTGCCAAAAGATGCCCACGGTGTTGAATATGACAGAGAAATGTACTTAGCAAACGATCGTTATGCATCCATGGTAGATAATGAAATAGAAATTGTAAAAGCAACGATAGCAAAAGCAAATAAAGAATTAAAAAAACAGCACAAAAAACAAAATAAGAACAAAAATGATTATACTAAAACGAAAGAACAAACAAAAAAAAATAAACAAGGTAAAAAATCAAGGAAACGTCGTCGTCGTCGCAAAAAGCGCACAAAAAGGCGTTAAATATGATTTTATACCATTTTTGAAAAATTGACTTCAAAAAATATTTTTTGTCTATCGTATATTCACATTATACTATAGACATAGCATTGAAAATACAATAAAATGTCAATAATACAACAAGAACAATTCCAAAATTTCATAACCCAAACTGGATGGGATTTCAAACAGCATCAGTTTGAAGGCTATCAGTGGGTAATGAACAAGGAGTTGAATGAAAATATGGGCGGTATCATTGGTGATGATATGGGATTGGGTAAAACCACCTTGATGTGTGCCGCCATTTTAAAAAATTTTAAACAAAAAACGCTAATTGTTGTTCCGCCAGTTTTAGTCGAACAATGGGTAGATATATTGAAAAAACATTGTGGAATTAAAGCTGTAAAGGTAACTAGCATTACAAAAGGTTACACTAGTGTAAATAATTATATTAGAAATTTACCGGAAAAAAATGATTTTGATGAGCCACAGGTAGTAGTTACTAGTTATGGTATGTTAATGAGACATAAAAATTTTGGTAAACCCACTTATAATTGTCCATATCATAAAAAAGCGTTACGCAATACAAGATGGGGTCGCATTATATTTGATGAAGCACACAACATGCGGAATAGTCGTTCAAGTACAACCCGTGGTATTTCTATGTTAAAAAGTCCTATAAAATGGATGGTAACAGGGACACCAATACAAAATTGTAACGGTGATTTTAAAACATTATGTAGTTTAATAGGTATTTCGCCAGGTGAATTTTGTGCATCAACAAAAGCAGGTATTGATCGTTTAACTAAAAGATGGCTTTTGCGCCGTAGAAAAGCAGATGTTTTGGCGGACGAGTTGCCAGAATTAGAGGTTAATCATGTTAAAATAGCGTGGAATAATAATGAAATAAATATGGCAAAACAAGTTCATAGTTTTGTTTCAGATCTACCTAACGCAATTACACCAGAAAATGTAGATAGAATTATAGCTATGTTGGTAGGAGAATATTTCTTCGGTCAATGTATTCGTGCGAAGCAGTTTTGTATAATGCCACGACTATTTACAAATGCTGTTTTGAAAAAACAAATGATTGGCGAAATACCATTTCATGTAGATTTTGATAAACCAATGCCTGAGAGTAGTAAACTTAATAAATTAGTAGAAATCATTAAAGAGCGGGGTAAAAAGAAACGAAAAATAGTGTTTTGTAATTTTACAGATGAAATTAGGATGATACAATGGATGCTTAATAAAGAGGGTTTTACAACCGATATTTTGAATGGACAGACAAAAAGAAAACAGAAACGTATGTTATTGAGTCCTAATACAGAATGGTTGTCTCGCGCGGTTGTCAAATGTAAATCATCATTACCAACAGTTTTATATAAAAAAATAAATGAATATTTGGAACCAGATGTTTTGATTATACAAATTAAAGCAGGAGCAGAGGGATTGAACTTACAAAATTATTCAGAAGTGTTCTTCACAAGTCCACATTGGAATCCAGCCATTGAAGACCAAGCAATTGCTAGAGCGCATAGAATAGGCCAAAAAGCTAAAAAGGTAAGTGTATGGCATTTGGCGATGGAAAATTTTAGTGATGATTGGAGAACTATAGATAATTATTGTTTAGCGGTCCAAAATATGAAACGTAAGATAATGGTCGAATATAATTGTAATTAAATAAAAATAAAAAAACAGGATGTAATTACCTGTTTTTTGTTTTTTTATTCACAAATATAATTCTGAACAATATCATCAATATATTCTTTTGCGTTATCGATTCCATAAATAGAGGCAGTATAACTATATGGTTTGTTTTTTATAGGGAATGTGAATGTGAATTTGTTTTGATCTTCTAGATCTTTCACACATTGTAAACTATATAATTGATTATATTTATTATAATATTGAAATTCATAATGACAGTTGATATTTTCAACAAACAAATTTTTTACTAATGCGTTTTCGCTTTTAAGACTTAACATTTAATATAATTAAAATCTATGTTTTAAAGTCAATTTATTTGATATTTAAAAAAGGACATAAAAATAAAAACATAATTTTACCAATGGCATCTAAAAGAATATCTAGAGAATTACAAGATATACAATGTGACCCTCCAACAAATTGTAGTGCAGGACCAGAGGGCGATGATTTATTTAAATGGTCCGCGACGATAATGGGTCCTGAAGGAACACCTTATAATGGTGGTGTGTTTTTTTTAGAAATTGATTTTCCATCGAATTATCCTTTTAAACCACCGAAAGTGTATTTTAAAACAAGAATATATCATCCAAATATAAATAGTAGTGGCGGAATTTGTTTGGATATATTAAAAGATAATTGGAGTCCTGCTTTAACGGTATCAAAAGTTTTACTTTCAATATGTTCATTATTGGATGAACCAAATCCAGATGATCCATTGGTACCAGAAATTGCAGATCAATATAAAGATAATCGTCTTTTATATGACAAAACGGCTTTAGCTTGGACCAATTTATACGCTAGTTAATAATGCAACAATTATTATTTTTAATTTCCCCAATTTTATATTTGTCCCATATTTTTTGACCTATTTTTGTATGAAATTTATAATGTATACTACAATCTTTTCCTGCATATTTCATTATAGATTTTAAACCGCCAGGATGTTTTTTAATGAATGTAGTGACATTATAAACATTATTGCTGGCATATATCCAACAATCATCCAATTTATTATGAACAGATATTTCCATGATAGTGTAGTAGTTCATTAATATTATAAAATAATTATAATATTAACTAAAAATCATTTATTTTTTAAAACAAGCAGAAAAACAGGAATTTCCTACATTTTTTGCATATTTACCAACTGTATTAATATTAAGATTACCTTTAGACGCATCGATAACTAAATCAATAGTATGTGATAAAACTCCATTGCTAATCATATCCAATAAAAACTTTTCTTTATCATCTGAAATAGGTGCATCTCTCACGATTTGTTCAACCAATTCTATAACTAATTTTTTTTGTTGTTTTCCTTTTGCTTTACTTGTTTCTACAACTTCCATAGAAAATTTAACAATATTCATGATATTGGCAATATTAATTTCAGAGTTATTTGTTTTTAATTTCAAAAGTTGATAACATTGATCAAATAATTCATTTTTTGCTTCACTACTTTTTTCAACAGTTATTTCAACTTCTAAATCTTTAGCTTTTTTTTCAGACATTATAATAATTATAGACAAAAAATTTTAAAATATTTAGTTAAATATGAGTTTATAAAATATTTTCAATATTTAATGAACAATAAAAATGATTATGAATCATTAAAAAATAAATACAACACCTTTATGTCGGTAGAAGAACGCAATAAAAAAGGACATATTATTATAGATTTAACGCAATTTAATAATCCACAATATAGAAATAAAGAACCTGAATTTATACAATATAACATGTTTGTTATATTACAAGCTTTGGAAATATGTAAAAAGTATAACAATGAAAATAAAATAATTGTTCACGTGAATATGGTGGGAACTACCCGTGATAATTTTTCACTAACATTTTTCAAACGAGTTAATAAATTTTTAGACCAGGCATTCCCAGAAGAAATTATGGAGATCTGCTATGTCTATAGTAAATCAAAATTAACAACCATATTATGGAAATTAATAAAACCAATTCTTCAACCAGAAAGCAGAAATAAATTTAAAATCGTGAAAATAAAATAAAATTTAATACTATGATGAACACACATTTGAAATCAAGTCTCCATACTCTTACCTATATTCCTATAATTGTAGGGATATCAGCAGCCGCTTCAAGTGCTATTGGTATTTTGGGAACAACACGCAATAAGTTAGATTGGAAAGAATTGGCTATTATGGGCATTATAGGAACAACCATGGGAACATATTTTGCAATAACAGGAAACGCAATTGGATATGGATTGTCGCGTTATTGTCGCTAAATTATTATAGTAAAGTATTATAATAATTTAATTATGGGAAGTAAAATAACAAAAGAAATTTATTTATATAGACCACGAACGGATTGTAATTTACCAAAAAAAGGATGGTTACAATCTTGTTACAATTGTGACCAAATTACATCTCATACCATATTTTTATGTAAATTACACGAAAAAAGAAGAAAAAAATATTTATGTTATTCTTATTTGTGTAAATCTTGTAAAAAACTTTATGAAAAAAAAATAATTATAAATAAAAAAAGATTAACGAACGAGTTGGTAAAAAATAATAAATTAAATCCTATAAACATTGATTATAAACCAGTCGAACCGTGTCCACCACTACCTCTATATGTTTCATCCAATGAGACTACTATTTGAGCATTGTATATTGGTTCTAGGGTAGGAGTACATATTTGCCAATATCTATTACCTGCTTTAATTTCACCATCTTCTGCCTTTTTTCCCAAATTTGGGTGATAATCCATGGCTGCCATCAAATTTCCTCTGTAACCACTATCAATAATACCAACATTATTACTCTGACGATAGCTAGTTTTATATATGCTTGATCTTGTATATAAATAAAATGGAGAGGGTGATTTCAATACATTGCCATTTTCCAAAGGAATTGTTTTTGTCAAGCTACATTGTATTCCCAAATCTATAAGGGCAGTATTAACATCCTTATGAGTTTCAGTAGTATTATATGGAGAAATCAAATCAAACCCACTATCTGGATGATTTTTATATTTATTTTCATATTTTTTGACAATATTTCTATAATATTCATAAACGTCTTTATTTATAATTTTTATTTTTAGGTCATATCTATGCTCAAACATTATAATTTATTTAAACTATATTTGTTTAAATCAATTCAATTTATATTGATGTTGTGCATCCTGCTTTTTTTGGCAATGGTTGCTCATAACTTTCATTATTTAATAAACACGCGCGACGGGCTTTAACTCTGGCAATTTTATCACTAGCCGACATAACCGTTAAACCTTTTTTGGTTGTCAAACAAACTCTTTTATTACTTGCACCTTTCCCAACAAAATTCCTTCCATTTCCTGGTGCAGGTTGTATTCTTGTAACACAATGTTCTTGTGACCGTGGTCGTTGAACAATACTTGAAATCGTAGCTGGTGGTTGTTCCTGACATTTGGCAACCGTTTTTGTAATGACATTAATAGTTCCACCCATACCAGCATGACTACCGCAATTATAATACAATGTATTTGGTGCATCATTTGGAACTTTTATAACTAATCTTGAATTATTATAAACCATAACACCATCAATATATTTATCTGTGGAATTAGCTGCGCCAAGAGTTAAATAAAATGGATGTGAAACATTATTATGATGAAATTTAAATTCATACAATTTACTTCTTTGTAATTCAATCGTTCCTTGAACTGTATTGTTTATAAAAAATTTATTTACATTTTGACTGTTTGGTGCAACCGCAACATTATATATGGTTTTTTCATCCATACAACCTAAAGATAAGTGAGTTGCTTTTTTGTTCTCTAAATATTCAGATGATGTCATTTCTGGTTTTCTTACAACAACTTGTCCTCTCTGACCATATTTATCAATTACAGCAACATCATCTCCTGGACAAGTACAATAACGAACTTTTTGTTTTAAATAATTATTATATGATTTTTGTGGGGCTGGTTTGGGGGTGGATAAAGCATGTGCGCATGTTGATTTCTTACCCTGATTACTCATATTTAAACGAAATTTACCTTTAGATGCGTTTCTACTCATTCTTTCAGCTTTTCTTTTCAATACTACAATAGACATATTATAATTTAATAAGAGAAATTAAATATATAATAATTTTCTATCTTTTGGTAAATTTTTGATTGATCGTTTTAAACTATAAAACAATTTGTTTAATCCTAAAAATCCTACTGCATCATCAAATGTATTTTCATTTATTGTTATATGTTTATCTTTTAAAAATCCATATATAGTTAAAATCCCCAGGCTATAACATGATGAATATTTTGTAATTTTACTTGGTATTGTATTAATATTTTTCATTTCTGGTGATAAAAATGGGGTTTTTTTATCAAAGGGGCTCAATATTTCTAATAAATTATTTTTTTTAGGTATTATTTTGGAAATATTTACAAAATAAAATAAATTATTTTCATTTACATCTTTTACAACAACAATATCTTCAATATCAAAATGAGAAATACCTACATTATTTTTATCTAAAGTAAATAATTGTTGTGAAATCATATTAAAAAATAGCAACCCATCGGAATAAGAAAAATAATTGTTTTGTAAATAAACCTTTAACGTCATTACTTCATGTGCTTTAATTGTATATGTAATTTTTTTATTTATTGCTTTCTTTTCAACTATATCCGTAAAATATAAATTATCCCATAAATAAGAGTATTGATCGTACTTATTAAAAGTTATATTAAAAGTATTGTCTTTTTTTTTATTTACTTCACCACTATTACTAATAAATTTCATATATATATATTGAATAAGTATTATTTATTTAAATATTCCCACATCCAATTAACAAATGACATATACCACCAACTATCATCGTCATATCCTTGAACATCCGATAACCTATATTTTGCGTCTTTCAATAAATTTTCTAAAATTAATATTTCTTGTTTGGCATGATAAATTTTATCATCGTTATCCCATTTATCCATAATTTATATCTATATATATGATAATATATCTTTGTCTTCTAGAAGAAAATAAATTGAAAATAGTTTACCATAGATTTATTATTACAATTAAAGATGAGTTTTTGGGCTGAAGCATTTATTGGAACAATGATAATAATATTTGTAGTATTTGCTGCGTGTTTATTATTAAAAATAACAGGAGAAACAATATTATGTTGTATTAAAGTTTATGAGTTTATTTTAAAAAAAATATCGCGTTCCCCCATAAGAACAACATCAGTTATACCTATATCAACTATCCCAACAATTACACCTATATCCTTTATAAAAATAAAGCCCATTGAAAAGATGAATTATATTGTTATAGAAAATCCAAATAGTATTAACGGAAAAAAGTATTCTATAGGAGTAGTAATAAAAAATTGAATATAAAATATACTTTTTTAAATACAACAATTAATGATATCTATTAAGGTAAGAAAGCCAACAAGAAAACTTGCAGCAAACACAGCTTATTATCGAAAAAACAAAAAACAAAGAAAAACAGTTCATTGTTGCCCACATTGTAATTATGAAACAACAGGACCGAAATGTATATTGGAAAACCATATACATGCCAAACACACACAAGAATGTAATAAACCATTTCATTGTAGTTTTTGTGAAAAGGGATTTTCACAAAAAGCACATTTACAAAATCACTTGATGAAAATCCACGATATTCCCGAACATATAGCAAAACCACCAGTTAAACCTAAAAATATATTTGTATATTTGATAAACTTAACCGGAAAAAAAGCAAAATCAAAATCTACTTTAGCTAGATTAAATATTTATAGAAACAAACAAAAATTATTTACCAAACAATTACATATGATTAAAATAGACATAGATAAACAAATAAAACCACATCACATACATTATGATGCAAAAAAAGGATACATTAGATTAACAACACTAACAAAGGATGAATATATGGATTAATAAATTAATACATTTTTTTATGTTTAAAAAAATAAAGTATAATAATAATGAATAAGGATTATTTTAAAAAGCAAATAATAACATACATGGGAAATAAGCGCAAAGTTATCGGCGATATTCAAGATATAATAGATATATTAAATTTAGGTTCAAATATAAAAATAGCAGAGGGTTTTTCTGGTTCTGGTATAGTATCCAGATTATTAAAGGAAAATTGCAATGAATTATATGTTAATGATACAGCCGGTTATAGTAAAACATTGAGCGATTGTTACCTGGCGAATCCATCTACAACTATCAAAAAAAAAATAAAAAATTATATAGATCAAGCAAATAAATTTGCTGATAATCCATCAAATGATGTTCCAAAATATATCCAGAAATATTGGGCACCTAATTCTAAAACAATAAAAAAAACAGACAGGGTATACTTTACATATGAAAATGGAAAACGAATAGATGCTTATAGATTTTTTATAGAAAAATTACCCAAAAAATATCGACCATTTTTACTAGGACCGTTATTGGTTAAATGTAGTGTTCACACGAATACAAGTGGTCATTTTGCAGCTTATTATAAGGAGAATAACAAAGGGAAATATGGAGGAAAAACAGGAACGGATATTAAAAGAATAACTAAAAAGATTATTTTAGAAATGCCTTTGTTTTCTGAAAAAAAAGCAAAAATTCATACCTATCGCCAGGATGTAAATGAATGGGTTCAACAAATACCCAAAGTTGATATTATGTATTATGATCCACCTTATAACAAACATCCATATTCGATATTTTATTTTTTATTAGATATAATAAACGAATGGGATATAAATAAAGATATACCGGACACATTTAGAGGACAACCAAAAAATTGGGTATTATCACCATATAATAGTACAAAAAACGCAGAGAAAACCTTTGAAAGTTTAATTAAAAATACAAACGCAAAAAATATTATGATATCGTACAATAATACAGGTATTATTCCACCAAATAAATTAGAAACAATACTTAAAAAATATGGGAATTTAATCAAATTTCCAGTAGAACATAAAACATATAATAAAATGAAAGGAATTGCAAATTATAAAAGAAAAGAAGAGAAAAAAAAAATTAAGGAAATGATTTATCTATTAGATTTATCATGAAATTTATAACATTTCCAAAACCATGGGTTTTCATAAATAATATTGAAATATTTATTTTCATCTAACATTTTTAATATTGATTGTGTGTTTTTGTTATTGTATAAGGAGTTATAATGTATAAATACTTTATTAAAATAATTATTTTCAAGAATTACAATTTTATATAGATCGCCAAAATTATATTGTTCAAACACATTTTTTACTTTTTCTTTATTGATGCTTTTATGAACTCTTGGAATACACATTGTGAATGTCATTTATATAGTAATTATAAAAGACATTTTATAAGTCAATTTATCTGTTTCCTGTATTAATCGTATTTAGTATTTCTAACAAATACCAAATACTTTTTATTTATATTATTTGGGAAATTATAATACACAATCCAACACCGGATATTATGGCTGTGAGGAAACCGGGTGATTACCCAAATAATAATTAAGTTATATCTTTAACTTATTTAAAAAAATAGTTAATAAATATACAATGGATAATAATAATAGATTTGCGGTGTTAAAAACCAACACATTTAAATGTGATGATAGTAGAAAATCTACAAAAGAAACAAATGATAGAAGTAATGATACTAGAAAAATGGAAAATAATTTTAAAAACAATAGTTCTTTTAATCGACCAAAGATGCCAAATAATCATAGAAATAATTTTATGAATTATACCGAAAAAAAAGAAGAAAAGAAACCAGAATTTAATTTTAATAATGATGATTTTCCTAGTTTAGGATGAGTTTAATATGATAATATATTATTTTTTATAATATTAAATGGAACTGGATAATTGGGAAGAAAAGTTTGAAATAGATGACCAACCATATAAAGATTTTTATAAGGAAAGTCAGGATAATATGAATATATATTTCATTTACATAAATTCAGATAATGAAATAATAAGAACAAAAAAAGAAAAATTTATTTTGGATGAAAATAAATTAACAAAATCATTATTGATTGAAATATTAAAAAAAAACATGTTTATCAAAAATAAAAAATACAAACCAATTAGTTTAATCAAATACAATATTCTATTGGAACCGGATGAAGTTCAAGAATATATATATAATTCGGATAGTTATGATTTTATGTTCATTGAAACAATGATAGACCAGATATCGTGGGAAAAAACAATAACGTTGTTTCAAAATATTAATAGTTTACATATATTATTTTATGAAAAAAAGAAATCCAACTCAAAAACCAAAAAAATTTTTATAAATAAACCAGGAAAAAAACGCACCCGAAAAAAATTGAATTAATATTAAAACCACTTAAGAGATTATATTTATATTACAAGAATGAGTGCAATAATATCTAGTTTAGACAAAAGCGCAGCTTTGAATTTTGGTGAAAACGGACATGTTCAACATGCCTGGGATTACAAAACATTATCACAAGAAAAAGTATCACAATTTTATTTTCAATTGGTTCGTTCAAAAGATCATAGTGACTTGAAGGAAATGTTGAATAGCTTTTTGAGAAAAACGGTTGATAAGTCGAAAGAATCTTTATTTTGGAGGAGTACATTATATAAAATGTTCATGAATACAAGAGATGTATATGGTAAGGGAGAATATAGTTTATCATTGATGATGATTTTGTGTTGGTATAATACATCTCATACAACATTGATGGTAGATTCGACGTATAAAGAGCCATGGAAAAAAATGATTGAACAGTTGGTTTATTTGGAAACAAACAAAGGTGAAAAAGTACATCCATTGGGTTGTTGGAAAGATTTGAAGTATTTGTGTAATTATGTAAGGGAAGAAACACACGATAAAAATCATCCAATAATTATGTATTGTTTGGAATTATATAAAAATCAATATGAAAATGATATGAAAAATTTTGAAGAAAATAAGAATGAGTTTACGTTATTTGGCAAATGGATGCCCCGTGAAAAGTCAAAGAAATTTGGATGGATATTTAAAAAATATGTTAGAACCATTCATATGAATACGAATGAATTATATAAAACGAGTTATGAAAAGGCAGCAAAAAATTTTAGGCAAAATTTGTCCAAATTAAATAAAAAATTAGAAACTACCGAAATTTTTATGTGTAGTAGTGATGGTGGTTATTCAAAGATTAATTATAATCGTGTTCCAACACAATGTATGAGAAAAAATATGAAAGCATTTAATAATAAAGATAAAAAAAATCAACCGCGTTCAGAAAAAGATGATAGGGTTAGAGGTGCCGAAAATTTCCAAAAGCATATGGAGGAGGTTCGTTTGAATAAAGGAAATGCGAAGGTTCATGGTAAAAGATGTCATCCATATGAATTAGTAAAAAATGCTATTATGTATAATTATAGGGCGAGAAATGATGGAGAAGATTTGGCCATAAAAACAACGATCAATGCACAATGGGAAGACAATTCCAATGACACATTTAATGTAAAAAATATTATTCCTATGGTAGATACTTCTGGTTCTATGGAATGTGATGAAGGATTGCCATTGTATAATTCAATTGCGTTGGGTATTCGTATCGCGCAAAAGAATAGTGAGGCATTTTCCAATAGAATTTTAACATTTGAAAGTGAACCTAGATGGATACATTTGGATGAAACCGATGATTTCGTAGATACTGTTAAAAAAGTAAGAGATATTCCATGGGGTGGCAGTACAAATTTTCAAAGGGCGTTGGAAATGATTCTAGACGCAATTGTGAGAAATAATATTCCACCAGATGCGGTTGAAAAAATGGTTTTGGCAATCTTTTCAGATATGCAATTTGACTATAATATTGCTTCTGGTTGGGATACTCAATACCAGAGTATTAAAAATCAATTTTCCGAAGCAGGTTTACAATCTGTATATAAAAAACCTTATAATGTTCCTCATATATTATTTTGGAATCTTAGAAAAACGAATGGGTTTCCATGTTTAAGCAATGAGCAAAATGTGACAATGCTCAGTGGTTATAATTCAACATTGATTAATGTGTTTTGTAATAAAGGTTTCGATGAATTAAAAAACACAACTTCATTCCAACAGATTATGGAAATATTAAACAATGAACGATATAGTGATAATTTACAACAAAATTGGTAAACAATAAAAACATTAAAAAATTTTTTAATTGTAAAATAAAATATATAAATATTATTCTATTATATATTTTAATGAACAACAACAATAATAATAATGATTTTTTGACTATAAGTGGGGAAAGAATGACTCTCAGTCAACTAAATGAAAACGTAGATACATTAACCAATAATATATTTTCAATGATGAATACTGAACAAACACTACCCTTGTCAAATTTTTCCAATATTAATAATACAACGAATATTTTTCAAAATTTATTTCATAATCCTGTTCTAATAAATAATTCGTTATCTAATATACCACCAGTTTTAAATTGGGATAGAAATTTGAATTCAATTATTCAACGATCTTTTTCAGAAAAAAGTAAATTTAAAAATGTATTATCAAAAGAAGGCGAAGATTTAATTGTGTTTGATAAATTTGATCCAGAAAAATATAAAACACATAAATGCCCTATAACCCAAGGACCATTTGAAATGAATGATGCAATAGCTATATTGCCGTGTAAACATGTTTTTGATGAAGATAGTATAATGGAATGGTTAACCAATGAAAATGCCGTATGTCCTGTATGTAGGTATAAATTACCTCATAAGGAAGTAAAAATAGAGAATACAAATTTTTATGATAATGATGATGATGAGTTAGATGATTTGCCGGAATTATACGATGATGATATACCATCATTGATAGAAAGTTTTGATATATCAGGAAATAATGAACATGAATTACCTTCTAATGTTGTATGGACATCCAATCCATTATACGACCAATCAAGCAATAATATAGATATATCACAAAACGTTGATGTATCGCAAAACATTGATAATTTATGGAGTAGTTTTGTGACAGATATAGAAAACTCATTGAGCGACACTTCTAATAATGAAACAGATATTTCTAATAATGCAACGACATCTCTCCGAAATTACAATAGATATATTTCACAATTGGCCGCGCCGCGATGGAGAAATAGAACACCATTAGAAAATACATTTTATAGAGGTTTATTGACTAATTTAGTAAGAAATAATGAAGAAGAAGAAGAAAGACAAATTCAACAAGCAATTATTGCTAGTTTACAAGAAGATATATCCAACAATCCAACTAATTAAATATCATCCCAATCAACATCTTCAACCACCTCTTCTACAACATCTTCTACCACATCTTCTTTTTTACTAATGTTATTTACTGTATTAGTTAGCTTGATATTTTGAAATTCTGTTTCATCAGCATTTGCGTCAAAATCAACATTATTTTCTTCATCCTCTTTACTGACCTCTTCTGGAATAACATATTCTTGAGCATGTTTTTTTAATTCATTTAAATGTTCTCTACCGTAAACATATAACAAATCGCATTTTGGTATTTTTTTTGGATCTCTACACTCCCAATCTCTTATACCAACCATTACCATTGTATTTATAGCAATGGTATTATCCCTTTTGTTTCTTCCTTTAAATTTTCTACGTATAACTAAAAATCGTTCTTTATTATCATTACATAGAACTTTAGCTCCACTCCCATAAAATTCTATTACTTTTCCATACATTTCTCCTTCTTCTTTCACCAAACGGACCTTTGGTTTTATAAATCCTGTTTTTACATTTTTTCGAGCCATCTTTTTATGTCTATTTCCACCTGTTTTATTCTTTACCATGATTGTATTATATATTACATTAAAAAAATAAAGTTTAATTCAATTTTTTAATAATAAATAGTATCTGGCAAACTATCATAATAAATACTGTTGTCAAATATAGAGGATAACCAATATTTAATGTTTGTTTTTTCAATAGTAATTAAGCTTTTTTTTTGTGTTTCAATGTCTTGTTCGTCGGGTTCATAATTATATTTATTATAAAATGATTCGTACATATTATCATCTGGAAATTTGAGTGTTTTTTTAAGTGAATATTGACGACCATTGTAATGTTTGATTCGTTGATTCCATATAGGTGTTTTATAACAATAGTAATTCCAATTGTATAATATTTCACTGGGTTTCATATTGATACGATATCTATACAAACTAAAACAACCGATGTGTTGTGATATATAATATTTTCTATATTTTTTCAAAATTTTATATATTGATATTGTTTCATCAAACGAATGAATAACTTCAACGTCATTGTTAAAATTGTGTAACTTTTTTATTTTTTTAATATTTTTCACGTCAATGCAGCAATAAATTATTGTAGCTAATAATATGTGTTTTTTATTGTTATAAGGTATATCTTTTAGTATAGTATTGTTTTTTATATCTATTACAGTCTTAAAATATACAATGACATCACGATAACATTTTTCCCAATCGGAACATTTATTCAAATAAAGTAATAATTTGTCTATATTATCCCATTGAAATTCTTTAATACTTCTTATTAAATTAATATGTTTTTTTTCTTCGATGTTTAATGCTTTTAGCCATTTGGGGACTCTACCAACATAAATAGACATAATTTTATATTCCATATGTCTTATACAAAATACAATAGGATTGGGGGTTGAATAATATAATGTTTTAACGCAATTCAAAATATAATTTATAGAATTATCCTTTTGATATTTATTGTAATTTTCTACGATGAATGATTCTAATTTAGGATGATATATTGCGTAAAAATCATAGTATATTTTGAAAAGATATTCCCAGGTTTCATCTATAAATTCACTATAATAATATTCGCAAATCCAAAAATAGGTTTCTTCCAATGATTTTTTTTTTAATAAACAATCTAGAAAAGTACATATTACTTCGTCGTTGAAATATAATAATCTTGATAACATTAATACATTACTTTTTATAATTATAAATTTATATCAATTTATTTTCTAACATAAATGTATAATGGGAAATCCATGGATGGATCACGTAAAAACGATTAGCAAAGCTAATGCCGGTAAATCTTTAAAAGAAATTTTAAAGCTTGCTAAAAAAAGTTACAAAAAAGTTGGTAAAACAGTATCAAAAGTTGTTAGACGTAAAAGTCGTAAAAGTCGTAAAAGCCGTAAGAGCCGTAAAAGTAAATCACGGGGTAAATCCCGCGGTAAATCCAAACGTAAAAAAAGAAAGAAAAGCCGTAAACGTCGTTAAGTAAAATAAATTTATTTTTATATGTAAATTTATTTTTGAATAATACTAGCCATTTTTTTAGTATCAATTTTAAGTTTATTCATATTGCTAATTACATTTTTATTATTGTTTATACTTTTTTTGATTGTATCGAAACTATAATCATGATTTTCAAAAAAGAATTTATTAAACATAATAATAGTATTTTCAATACTATTTCTTTTTTCTGGATTCGGATGTATATTTTCTAATAATAATTGTGTCCAAAATATCATAAGAGCGGATTTTTTAAAACCTTCTTCCATCTTAAATAACGGTTTTAATAAATGTAGAAAAGCAATGCTCAGTGCATAATTGTCCCACGTTTTGAATGATTTTAAAATTTTTTCAACTTTTTTCTCAAATGTCAGATTCATATATGATAATAATTGTTTTTCGCATAGCTTGAAATAGTTATCTATAAATTTTTTTGAAAATTGTTGTAAAATAGTTTTATTACCATCGGGCAAATCTTCATCTCCATATAAAAATCTATATGCTAATTCCCGGAGTTCTATTTTTGTAGGATTTGGATTGTTATTTAATAAATAATTTAACAAATGAATTTCAAGACACCAGGGAGTATAAATTCCGGTCGTATAAAAATATTGTGTTAATTTTTCTTTGACTTTTGTAATATCCATTGACAAACCAAAATCAATAATTAAAGGTAAGTTGCTTTCAAATGAATACATTATATTTGAAAATTTTAAATCAAAATGTATAATACCATTGTCCGCTAAGTTTTTGATACCTATTAATAAATGTCCGTAAGAATTCGTAATATTTTTCAGAAAAAATGTTCTTTTATGAAAATCTCTTATATAATCAATCATTTCAACGCCATTAATCTTTTTAAGTTGCATTGAAACATATTTGGGATTGTTTTGTTTTTTAAATGTTTCGCATTTATTAAAATCATCGACATCGATATTTAAAGCCTGGATATCAACATTACATTGATGGTCGATTGGGACAAAGTAATTTTTATAAAAAGGAATTTTTTTTATTTTTCTACTGATATCAAATTCATTTGTTGCAGAATTATTCTTTCTTTGAATTTTGGTAACAAAATTTTCTTTATTTATTTTTTTTTTTCTGTTTTGACATAATACAGCTGGGTGAAAAACACAACCATAACCTCCTTGACCCAATAAGTTTCCTCCTATCATAATAATATAATAACCAAATAAAAAATTTTTTAAATTTAAATTAATTATTGACGAAAAGCATTGTAATATCTATTTTTGTATGTTTTTTTAATTTTATCATCAATCTCGTTTGCTTCTAAATTTTTAGTTAATAATCTTTCTTTTTCAACATTGATAATATTAGTGTAATTTGAATCTTTTATAAATCTCGTATATGCTTTATGGGGTTTGTCAATTGTATTCTCTTTTGCATTCATTATATTCACAATATCTTCATCTATTATGTTCAAAACAGATCTATCCAATGAAACATATACTCTTCTTTTCTTTGGTTTTTTATCATTGTTTATTTCTTTATTTTTAAAATAATATCGGGCACTTTTATATATTTTACCCTGTTTTAATTGAATATCACCATTAAAACCCATGTTAGACAATCGTCTTTGTTCTTCTAAAATAGATTGTATATTTTGGCGTTTCCATATGTCAAATTTGCTCTCCCATTCTTCCCTATCTTCAACATGCTTATAGTGCTGTGCAAAATTGAATATATTTCTTTTAAATATTTCTGAAAATTTATATCTATATATTGGTTGAACAAGACTAGTATTGGATTCCATGATTTTTCTTATAATAGTTATTTTTATTGTTAATCAATTTTTTATTATTTAATAACTATATATGTTTTCAATTAAAACCGAAATTTATTTAGATAAATATAATGATTGTTATAGAAAAATATTAGTTATTAATAAAAATCCTGGCGATGTACATTTAAATCCATATTTAAAAACAATTAAAAAAGAAAAACTTAGTCCTTTTACTTATGATAATTGCTGTAATAATTATGAATCAACCCATTGTTCCGTTGCAATAATGAACCCATCCAATAAAAATGAGTTTTTATCCCTTGAAAATATTGGCGATTTTTTTACCATTTTAATTGAAAATGGTTATAAAATAGATACAGAAATAACCAAAATGCTACAACAATCTAGCGAAAAAATAAATAATCTTATTTGTTTTATATCCAAAATAAATTGATTTAATAATAATACTGTATTATTAAATAAATGAACTCTCTAATCGAAGAATATAAAGCATCGTTGAATGATAAAGAAAAAGTTGTTTTAGAAATAGCTGAATATAAGCTGGAAACATCATTTGATATAGTAGAAAGTATTGGATTTAAAAATTGGTTGAAATCTAAAAAAAAATTATCTGATAATATTAATAATGAGTAATATTGTTACTAATAAAATAAAAAAAACATTAAAAACAGGGGTAGAAAATATAACTTCTAATACTAAATTTAAAATTATTTTACCAGATAAAATAAAAAAAGCAATAAAAACTGAAAGAGATTTGGAAATAGGAGATATTGTAGATGTTTATGATTATTTTTTTGATGTTCAAACCGATAATGAAATAATAAATGATTTATATGCAAAATATGTTCCAAAAATAGGAGATTTGGTTGAATTTAAAAAAGGTATTGTTGTTGAAGAAGAGAAAGATAAAAAAGAAACAAAAAAAAAAGATGAAAAAAAAGAAGAAGAAGAAGAAAGTTCGGGTGATGAAGAAGATGAAGAAGATGAAAAAAAAGATACAATAGAAAAACCAGTGTTGGTAGGTAGAATAATATCAATATATAATTCAGACAAATCAAAAAAAGCATCAAAAGATAAACAATGTGATCCTTCGCCAGGAAAAGATAAATGTTTGTTTGAAATACGAGATATGTCTTCTAACAAATTATATAATGGTATTTTTGCTGCTAATATTCAACCAACTTTGGAACATTTTTTAACGAGTCAAGAATTTAAAAAGATTAAAGACGATCGCGATAAGGCAAATGATGAGAAAAGAATATTAGAACGAATGAAAAAATTAGAAAAACTAGAAGAAATAAATAAAGGCACTATACAAAGTGCTAAAAATATAGCAACTACCCTAGGAATAGGAGCTAAGGCATCATCAAGTGCAGTAGGTTCAACCGCAAAGGAATTAGGTAAAGAACTAGGCAAAGCATTAGTTGTTAATCCAACAAAAGCAGTTTATAAAAAAGGAAAAAAATTAGTTAAAAAGGTAGGTAAAAACCTATTTAAAACCAAATCTCTAGAAAAAAGTGTAAATCAAGCTGCATATGATGTTGCCAAGGATACAGCAAAGGAAGCATCCGATACAGTCGTATCATCTATAGATAAGTCATTAACAGCGGAACAAAAAAAAATAATAGTAGACGAAACATCAAATATTGTAGATGATCAGGAAAAAAATACACAAAAAAATCTTGAAATAATAAAGCAATCTGGTGGTTCAAAAAAAGAAGTAATAGCAAAACAGATGTTAAAATTACATAGAATGAATAGTAAAACAAAAAAAGGGATTATTATAGATAAAAAGACATTTGCTAGTATACGTAAAAAATTATCAAATAAATTTGACAATTGGCGACACATGAATATAAAGGGTCCTTATACTGTTTTTATATTTGAAAATATAGCATCAATTGATAAGAAAACAAATCAAGATTTATTGCGTTTAAGTAGTATTGAAGAAGAGGATATAGAAGGATCTATTAACAAATTTGACGAAATAAGACAAACAGGTGGTATGGAAAAATTAAAAACATTTTGTGTTTTAACTAATTTACCAACAAAAGCATTCAAGGAAAAAAAGAAACCAATATATCAACAACGAAAAGAAGGCGATATAGTAGATGTATTTTTTGAAAAAAATGATAAAGTATGGAAAACTATACAAAAAAAATTAGAAGAACTAAAAAAAGAAATTGATAAAGACGGTAGTAAAAATAATGATAATCCATATAAAAATTTATTGGATAAATTAAGTAGTGATAAACAATACAAATTATATAAATTTTGCCAGGGTAGAATTGGTAAAATAGAAAAACCCGGCGCGGGAAATTCATTAATACACGATAAATTAACATTGGAAGTAGGTGTTCTTAGAAATATTATAAAAGAATTGGGTGTAGCATTAATAAAAGATGATCAGGGAGAATTAGTTAAAGATTTAAGTGGTAGAACGTTAAAAATAAATGACGCGTTTATTGGTGTAAGTTCAAAAACAATTCCTTTAACTCCACCAACGAAATCGTTATATACATTTATATCTGATCCAGATAATACGACGATTAAAGCAGATTATAAAACACCAAAAGATCATATAACAAATTATAGAAAAGAAGGAGATAATCATTGGTTGGAACATACTATAAATATAAATGATGATGGAACATTTTTTGAAGTGTTAAAAGAAAAAGATAAACCAATAATAGTTACTAGAAAAGAAAAATATAATGTTGAATCAAAAGATTTGGAATATCGAAATTATTATGGAACAAGAAAAACCGCAAAAGCTATAGGATTTAAAAAAATATATGATCCAAATGAAATAGTGGAAAATATAAAAAAATATCATCCATTGAATGGTGATTTGGAAGAGATAAAAGAAATATTTAAAGATGAAATAGAAAACAAGCATGAGTTTTTAAAATTTGAAAAAGAAATAGAAAAAGAAGAAGAGGAACGAAGGAAAAAAGAAGAGGAAGAAAATGCCGCGGTAGATTCGGCAGAAAATGAAATGGAAGGACAAAAAAATGAAATAGAAGGACAAAAAAATAAAATAAAAGAATTACAACAACAAATAACAGAAAAATGCGGAGAAAAAATGAAAAAAGATGATGAAGAACAGTGTGAAAAATGGAAAAAAGAAAAGAAAAAAGAAGAAAAAATACAAGATACTATGGGTTTTAAATTAACTTCGTTAAAAAATAAATTATCCAGTTTAAATAAATGTGGTAGACGTCCTAAATCATGGAGCGATTATCAAAAAAAAATGGGTTGTGATATTAAAAGTATTTCTGATTCCGTTTCTAATATGATATTAAAATTAATAAAACCTGCTTCAGAAATTATTATGAAAACTTTTGCAACTTTGCCAGGATATGAAAATGAGTGGCAACAAATTTATCCAGTATATGTTAAAGCCGTAAAAAATAAAGATAAAGCAACGCCAGAAGAAAAAGTATTGGTTAAAATTGTAAATGATTTGTTAGATGAAGTTGTAGCGGTTATTTTTAAGACATCTACTTATACAGTTAAAAATTTAGAACGTCAAGTTGATCCATTATTAGAAAGAATTAATATTTTTGTTGAAACAATAATTAAAGGATTTTACAGCTTTATTGCGGATGCTAAATTTTTATCATACGCACAAGGAAAAGGGATATATTCTCTTGTTGAAGGAAACTATCAAGCAACTGGTGCTAATATGTTATTTGTAGCTGTTGCAGTATCGCGATTATTGCGAAATTTTTTAAAAAAAGTTGATGCAGTAGCTGGATTAGAACAAAGAGTTTTCGATATGATTAATCAAGCATTTGCTATATTCCCCGAAGTAGCTGGTCGTATTATTCAAATGATTAATAAAGTAAAAATACTTGTTAATATAGGTTTAATTATAACACAAAAGAACTCCGCTATAATTACAAATGAATATGAAATAAATTTATTTGAAAAATATTACAGCGAAATGTCAGAAGTAGTTGATGTAATTGAAAAAATGAAAGGAAGAAAGTATGGTGATGAAGTATGGGAACGTGAACATGAAAAGTTAATTGAATTAATGAAAAATGCTGATAACGCTGGTGATTCACCCAGAAATGAAGAAGAGAGAAAAGCTGCAGAAAAAAAGGCAAAAGAAGAAGCTGAAAAAGAAAAAGACTTTATAAAAAATGTATTGGAACCTAGAGAAAAAGAAGTTAAACAATGGGTAAAAGAAAACACAAATAAAAAAACAGGGGGAGGCGATGGCGATGAACAAGGCGATGATGAAGAAGAAGACGATAGAAAGCTATGTGGATTATCATGTATGATAAAAAAACACGGTGAAAAAATAGGTACCGAAGATATTGATGCTGTGGTACCATATACAGCTGAATTAAAAAATGAACATAAATTAGAAAAACTAACAAAATATGATGTGAATGATAGAATAGAAGATGTTTTTGCCGAAGATACATTGAAACAATTAGGATTTATTAATGATATATTAATGTATTTTATAAAAGATACTGTAAAAATAGCCGCTAAAGACGTAATATTTAATTTAAAAAAAGGCCTGAAAGTTCAAAATAAAGTATTAAATAAACAGATACGAGATAGTGGTGCACTCAACGCCGGAAAAAACGAATTTGAAGATTTAACAAAACGTTTGGAAGAGGGATTACGAAGAACATTCGTTGAAGTATCCGATAGCACCGGAGATTTATTAAAAATGTCAGTGACAAAATTAATGAATGAAATAATTATATTATTGGTTACAAAAATTTGTAGTAAACCATTTGCTTTTTGTTTTCCTGCACTTGAAAAATTACAAAAAAAAAGCCCAAATACGTCATGGGAAAAAGTAAAGGAAGACGCAAAAAAAATTAAGCGATCTATTAAAAATATGTATCAACCAGCATTAGAAAAACCAACCATAGCAGGGATTAATTTATTAATAAAGAATGCTGAAACAGCGATGGAATCTTCAAAATTATTAGGACCAAAAGCGATACAACATACTGTTACTAAATATATGCCGCAAAATGTGTTAAAAGACCCTTATTTTAAAATTGATAAAATGATGGAAAAAGTAACAGATGAAGTAAAAGAACCTTTACAAGAATTTAAAGGTATTTATGATAAAACACCCAAAACAACAGATAGATTCCAAGTAGCTTTGGATGAGTTTATTGCTAAAAAAATGGGTGGCGATGACGATTAATAAATTATTTATTTAACAATTAAATAATTTATTTATTCTTTTTTATTTTTCCAACTAAACCAACTTTTATCCCCTTCCTTTTTCTTCAAGGAAGAATAATTGCTGGTTTGAATTATCATAAAATCTATTATTTTTCCTTTATGTATATATTTATTTGCTTTAATTTCAGTGGCTTTTTCTTGTATTGTTGTATTTGTTTTATAATTTTTGAAATTAGCAAAAACACTATCATTTTTTTCTTCTTTTACTTCTTTCACTTTTTCTTCGGTTTTTTCTTCCAATTCTTCATTTGTTTCTTCCTCTTCGCTTTCTTCTGTATCGGATTCATTATAAATATAAACATCTTTACAAAAATATACTTTACAAAATTTTCTTGCACAAGTTTCTAAAAATTTATAATCAATAGATTTATCTGCCCAATATAAAAAGCCTTCTTCTTCATCATCATATTTCATAAATACTGCACCTTTAGGTGTGGTTTCAAAAAGTATACAATTTTTCAATTCCTTCTCTTCCCTTGCTTCTTGAATATCTTTATAATTGTATAATTTTTCATAGGGTGTATCTTCATCATCAATGTCCAACGGAGGATTGTCACCCCACCATGGTCGGTGAATAAATTTAGCAATTACCCAACAGGGCACTGAAAAGGCAGTTGTCATCAAGCCTAATAAAATAAAAAATTGTTGCCCTAAATTTAACGGCAGATATTCAGTATTTTGGTGGTAAAAGTCCATACAAATTTTTTGCATTATATATATTACTCTTTCTTTTTCATTTTAAGTTCTTTCAATTCAAAATTTAATAAATCATATGATCCATCTTCCCCATCTTCCCCATTTTCCCCATCTTCCCCATTGTCTTCTCCTTCATCGTCGGCATCATCTCCATAATCATTTAATTCATCTTCATATGCTTTCAAATCTTTGTTGTATTTTTTATATTCTTCAAGTCCAAATAGAAATAGTCTAAAAAGAATATAAAATATTCCTAATTCAAACAAGGTTATTTTTGCGTATGATATAAATAATATAAATAATAAGATAAACATAGCTGCGGATATCAAATCATTTTCTATCATTTCAGCAGTTTCAAAGTATATATCTTCCATATGCGAGTACATTCTAGTCATTGTTGTAATTTATCATAATTAAAAAATTTAATAAGTTATTCAATTTTTTACATTTTTAAACAGTTACCACACAATTCTCTCTCCCCGTAAGAGTTTTTATTATATTGTTTTACATTTTTGTCTGTATAACAAGTGTCACAAACCAATGACTGTTGTAGCTTAATTTCGGCGATCCGTTCTTTTATTAAATTATCCATTTCTGTTTTTAAATGAGGAACTTCAATTCTTTGATAATTTTTATTGAAATTATTTGGATGTAAACAAACAAGGAAAAGTCCATCTACTTTTTTTTTGTATTTTCTTTCCAATATAGCTTTATAAGTATTAAGCTGTAAAGCATAATGCCAGTAATTAGAATTCGGCAAATGACTAATACATTCTCTATTTGCGCTTTCAAAATAATTGCTTTTCTTAATTTCCTTACATCTTTTCCAATCGTAAATCAATAAATGACCATTTGGTTTTTCATAGATCATATCTATACTACCTGCTATTTTCATCTCTTCATCAAATATGGTCCATTCTGTTCGATATGGTTTTAAATGTTGTCCAACTTCTTTTTCAAAATTTTCAAAATATTGCCATTCAATACAATCTTCTTCAACTTCTACCTCTTCATCGTTGTAAAAGCATTCGATATCATAATGCATTTTAGTTCCTGCTTCTGAAGCTAGGCGTCCATTTTCACTCCACAATGCTTTAATAGCATCGGGTGTCATGCCAAAATATTTACTATTTGGCCATTTTTTACTCCTCATCATATTTTTAATAATTTTGTCAGCATTAAAATGAGGAAAGTGTGAATGGTTCCAGGTTGTACAAGATGTGAAACTATCGTCTCCATCTATATAATAAACGTGTGGTCCTTCATCAAATACAATGCGTTTATCACGCGGATGTTTGTGTTTTTTTGCTAAATAAGTGGGCGGTTCCATAATAGATTTAATTAATAAAAAGTTATTAAATCTATTTCAATTTATTTATAATCCTAGATGTGTTTTGATTGCTGCTAATTCAGTTTCTAATGTGGCTACTTTATTTTCTAGTGCAGTGTTTTTTGTTTTTAATTCAGCTATTTCTGCTTTATCTGCTTGTTGTTCTTTATGTAGTTCCTGTGTAGCAACAATATTACAAACAAATAAATCGTTATATCTTAAACTTAAACTATTTGGTTTTTTTATTATATCTTCTTTTTCGACTATCTTATTACCTGAAGCATCCCTTATAAAATTATCAGACGCATCTTTTTGATAGGTTTTTTTGACTTCATTAACATATTCTTCACCTGAAATACAGTGTTTTAATTCTGGTATTTTTTGTATTTCTTGCGCGATGAATCCTATTTCTTCCATCCAAGTATCTGTTGTAATAGGAATTCCAGAATTATCTAATTCATAATCAAATGATGCTTCTTTTAAATCAACGGACTTAAAATATTTTTTAGCGATAAGTTTATTTATAATTTCCAACCCATTTGATACTTTTGTTTCATTATGTTTTTTTCTATCATCCGAATTATCATAAAACGCACCAGACGCATAAACTTTTCCGTGATTCTCTCTACCGGCAACCCAAAAAGCTTTTGAACGAGCGGCATTTGTAGATGATACATGAATTTCTAAACTAACACCGTCGGCCCAGGTTCCGTGTCGGACAGCTAAAATTGCAGGTGCATAATAACTTTCATTACCCAATTCAATTTGACCCGAAGTATATGGTTTTGTTCCGCCATCATTAGCTGGTATTTTAAATGTCGTTATTGACGGCGTTACCAGACAACTCCGGCAAATATTTACATTACCCTGTGAATAATAATTCAAATGCATAATGCTTCCATCACTCGTGCTGCCATATGGTTGTAACGAACTTGATTTATAATTATCAATATGATGCAAACCGTACCCACATAGTGTATGATATTCTGAGTGGCCTGAGTTTGATGAATTTTCATTAGAAAAAGTAACAGACGCTTGCATTTCGTGCGCGCTTCCTGAGCTAGTTTGATGGCTGGCAACGTATAAATTAGAGGTAGGACTCGAAGTTCCAATTCCTACATTTCCACTACTATTAATATGCATATAGGCAGAACCATTGCAACCTAATTGTAAGCTGTTCCCATCAAGGGTTGTAATACCAAGTGCTCCTATTGAAACACCTACTGTTGGTGAGTTAGTAAGACGCATACGAAATCCATCCAAGTAGTATCCAGTCATAATATCTAATTTAGCATCAGGAGTTGTCGTTCCAATTCCTACATTTCCACCAGAATCACATAATGTAATATTGTGGCCGCTAGATGGTCTTAATTGTAAATTTCCGGAAGTATTATCAGTATAAATCAATGAATCTTTGTCATTACCACTGGTTAACATTAGCATTCCATCGCCGATACCTTTAATATGTAGGCGCGCCGCAGGAGATGATGTTCCAATTCCTACATTTCCATTTGATTTTATTCTCATTCTTTCAGTGGCATCACTTGTGGTATTAGCAGTTCCATTAGTATAAAAAGCGAGTCCACCTCTAAAATAATTAGCTTCGTTAACTGCCTCAATTTTTGCTGATACGTTTGTATAACCTGAACCATAATTTGTTTTCCATATAAGTCCTCCAGAAGAATACCCAGGAACGTTCATGACCATAAACCTAATAAATTGAGCAGCTGGCATGTCATTCTCAATATTACTATCCATTGCTAAATCAATCTTATATTCTGGATTCGCCGTTCCGATTCCTACATTTCCACCATTGTAATATATTTTAGAACTGCTGGCCGTCGTCCATTGACTGCTAACCTTAGCATTATTAGTTGTAATATTATTAACTTGTGTAGTGGTTATTCCAACCTTAGCATTATTAGTAGTAATATTACTAACTTGTGTAGTGGTTATTCCAACCTTAGCATTATTAGTAGTAATATTACTAGCTTGTGTAGTGGTTATTCCAACCTTAGCATTATTAGTAGTAATATTACTAGCTTGATCAAATGATATTGTCGTTGGTTGGGATGTTATATAGCTCCACGCTAAATTTCCAGTCAATGTTGTAGCACTCAGAGTTCCATTAATATGAGTATTTCCATTTACCTCCAATTTATAACCAGGACTATTCGTTCCAATTCCTACATTTCCACCATTATAAAAAATATCTCCATTTTTACTTACAATATCTTCAAATTTTCCTGCACCTTCCACTACAACGTTTCCAGACCAATCTGGAAATTCTGTTATTGCTATTGTTGGGTCAGGGAAAGTTTTATCCATGTTAAATGTGGCACTGGTCGCCCCGAATTCGATAGGATTGCCTTGAGCATCTGCAATGGTTCCTGCTAAAACTAAATCTCCATCTATTCGTATACTGCCTGAAATATCTAAGGGAAAAATAGGCTCTTTTCCTATTCCTAATCTACCCTGTCTAAATCCTGTTTTGTTTGACATTATATTAATAAATAAGTTTATTTTTATTTATTAATTTATAATTATTTGTTTTCTAATTCTGTAAGCCTGGCTAAAACTGTTTCTAATGTTGATTCTAATGTGGTTACTTTATTTTCTAAAGCAGCATTTTTGGTTTTTAATTCGGCTATTTCTGCATTATCTGCTTGTTGTGCTTTATGTAGTTCCTGGGTTGCCGCAATATGTGTTGTAAAAATACTATTGTAATCTACCGATAATTTTGATGGTTTTTTTTCTATACTTTCATTTTCTATTATTTTATTACCAGAAGAATCTAATAAATCATTTCCATTATCATCTTGTTTATAAACAACCACGGTCCGTTCAATATATTCTTCGCCTCTTACACTGAATGCTAATTCAGGTATTTTTTGTAGTTCTTGGGCAATTATACCTGTCTCAATCTCATATTCTTCATCAATATTTAATCGGTTCCCTGAATTATCAAGTGGTTTTCCTGAATTATCTAAATCAAAATGATGGTTTACATCATACATTTTTGACGTTTTAAAATAATGTTTTGGCGCTATTTTATTAATCGTATCAAGAGCATTATTTATTGGTTTTTCGTTATGTTTTATTCTATCATCAGATGATATCTGATGTGAACCAGCATATACTGTGGTGCCATAAAAATATATATTATCACAATCATCTATACGATTTCCATATTTGTTTATTCTATTAAAACATAACTTACCGTAGGACGACGCCCCTCCAGACCGAAACGAATATACAGTACAATCCCATCCACTGGTATTAGACCCTGAATCGCCATAAACACCATAGGATTTAAAAATCCCCTGTTTTGTACCATTTCCACTAGAAAATGTCATAGCATACGTAGGGGTATTTGCTTCTATCACATATGGATATTCCCTAATCTCATCGTATACACTAGGTGTTGAACTGGATAATATTAAATGTGTTCCTATCTTAACGCCACCATTAACCTCCAATTTATATCCAGGTGTCGTCGTTCCAATTCCTACATTTCCACTGTCATTATCGGTGTTTAAAAGGAATGGAGAGGGGGGGCCGAAGATGTAAGCACTACCAC